TCAGGCTTTGTCATGATCGCGCACGCTGTATTTCACCACGCCCCAGATCACAAGATCATCGCCCTCCATCACGTAGCGCGGCGGGTATTTCGGGTTTTCCGATTGCAGAATGAACACGTTATTGCGCATGTGCAGCCGCTTGCAGACCGGCTCGGAATTAAGCGCAGCGATGACAATATCGCCGTGTTCGGCGTACAGGCTTCGGTCTACAACCACCAGGTCACCCGAGTAAATCCCGGCCCCCACCATGCTGTCGCCTTCGATCTTCACCAGGTACACATGCGGCGCGCGGATGTCGAACAGCTCATCCAGGGAAATGTGCTTTTCGATGTGGTCAGCCGCCGGGGACGGGAAACCGGCCGGTACCTGGAAGGAATAAAGTGGGAGCTTCTCGCCCCCTGCCGACAACGGGCCAAGGATAGTGACACTCATGATGCGAACCTTGCGAATGATTGCTGTATGTATATACAGTTAACGACGAAGGCCGTTTGCGGTCAATCTCATATGTAGGAAATTTCGACGGGTGACAGCATGTGCGGGCGCTATTCGATCTACGAATCCATGGACCATTACCTGCGCGAACTGGCCCCAAAGCAGCTGGTGATCAACGGATACGACCTCTGGCCTATAGAGCGCTACAACGTCGTGCCCTCCACTCGCGTCGAGATAATCCGCAGCACTGAACAAGGCCTGAGCGTGGACAAGGTGCGCTGGGGATGGTCGCCATTCTGGGCGAAAGGCAAACGACCAGACCCGATCAATGCGCGGGTCGAGACGGTGGCGACGGGGAAGTTTTTCAAGCAGCTATGGCCTAATGGCCGGGCAATCGCGCCAGCGAACGGCTGGTTTGAGTGGGTGAAGGATCCGGCTGATCCGAAGAAGAAGCAGCCGTACTACATCCGGCTTAAAAGCAAGGCACCGATGTTCTATGGGGCGCTGGCTCAGGTAACGCCAGGGCTTGAGCCGAGTGACGATGATGGGTTTGTGATAATCACGGCGGCGAGTGATTCAGGGATGGTGGACATTCATGATCGGCGGCCATTGGTGTTGACGCCGGAGTTGGCAAACGAATGGCTGGATCCCGCTACGAGCGCAAAACGCGCCGAGGAAATCGCGAAGGAATGCTGCCGACCGGTAGATGACTTCGAATGGTTTACGGTTGACCGGGCGGTGGGGAATGTGAGGAATCAAGGACCACAGCTCGTGTTGCCCCTTGATCCCCCCGAAACACTACCCCTCGACTTCTAAAATGCACCGCCAGCACTGACAAGCTGGTCAGCTCGCTGCGCCAGGATCTCATTGATCAAGTATTGCCGGGCGGCCCTAGCGTCTTTGCTTCGGCTACTAGGGTGCTGGATCCGGTAACACTGAATATTGCCATTCAGGCGAAACCGCCATAGGTGATCCCGAGGTATCCCGTCAGCCACGTAGTCGCCGGACTCGGAGCAGACGCTGAACTCTCCCTTGGAGGGGAAGAAACCCTTGCGGTGATGGGCACTGCTCGCACCATTGGCGAAGATGATCGTCTGCGGCTTAAACAGCTCAATCTGCTTTTTGAGCAGCAACTCTGAGTACCGGCGGATCGTCTCAAAATTCCGATTACTCGGCAGTCAAAAAAGCGCGAGAGGTATCCATATTGCCGATCTGGCTAGCTACCTAGAAACCCAACGGGCTGCTGCGGTTAAAGAATGAAATCAACTCAATGGACCTCGCTGGGGCTAGCAAGGTGACCGAATATCGAAGTCATCCGCCTGAGCGGCGTGTCTACAGGCCGTATGACTCATAACAAATGACCCGCATAAGCGGGTCATTTCGATTTACATGGCGACTCTTGCAAGTCGCTGCAGGTCTGAAATGACCGCAGGATTTCTGGCTTCAATCACGTCCTCCTGGATCTGGCAGATCACCGACTTGAGCAGCTCCGTGCGCGTCATATGTGTCGCTTCGAGGAGCACCACAAAATCGTCAGCCACGTAATGATTCACCTTCATGGATAGGCGCTTCATCGAATGCGAAGGTGCCAAATCACGAGCGGTCATCTGCGTTCTGAGTGACTCGGAAAACTCTGAATGGGCCCTATGCAGGCTTTCACTGGCTTTTGCCTCAACCAGCTCTCTGAAGTAATAACTGAAAAACAGCTTACGAGTTTGCACGCCCGCGTCTTGAGTGACCGAAAACATAGCCGCGTCCAGAACGTCCAGGTAGACAGCCGGGAGGCGCGCCTCGATTGGAGTCAACTGCTGCTTACGCGCTTCCTTGATGGCGGGGGTGGATTGAGCCGGGATCGCAACGATGGTTTCGCAGACGTCGCAGACTCCGACCAAGATATCCTTGGCCTCGCCTTGGCAATCACTGAACGGCATATTACGACGGACGTATGTCGTAGCGACCACTTGCTGGCAGTGCTCACACAGAGCCTTGCCGTGGTCTCCTTCCAATAAAATCTTCATGAATGTACTCACCGATGGACGCTGATGAACCAAGCGCTTGGATCGATAAAATAGAACTTTATGTACCAAGTCCCTGTTTTCAGCACATGGACTTCAATACTGGGTACCGAGTGATGCGGACTGCAGCTGTGCTGAGTACCGCTACATTTCTTAATGATCGAAATCACCTCCTGGGCTGAGACCTCCCCAGTCGCCAGCAGATTTTTGACATCGATAGAGCCACGAGCCGCATGCTGATAATCACCCGCCTCCAGAGCGGCTATCACATCGTGCTTGGCTTTTTTGAAGCCCTTTTCCATTCCGACTCCTACTGCGTACGAAGATTATCGTACATTCCTTGCGACATCCAGCTGCGTTTTTTTCATTAGGTAAAATCGGGAGATAAGCTCGCCCCTATTTCTTGAGTGCGCGCTGTAGCGACTTGGCTCCAAGCTTCACGGGTGCCTGGACTATTTTGTCCAGCCACGGCCAATTCGCGTAGTGATCACCTCGCCCGCGCAGATGTGTGTATCGGCGCAAAGAATTCCAGTCCCGATGCCCTGACACGCTGGCAACTCTTGGAATATCCCAGTCCATTTCATAAAGTCGGCTCACGCCCTCGTGGCGCAGATCATGGAAATGCAGGTCCTCGATCTCCAAAAACTTGCAGGCCTTCGCCCAGGCTGTCGAAACGGATCCTGAGTTGTACGGGAAGATCTCGGCACAGGTCCGAGGCATGCTGTTCATAATGAGCCAGGCTTCCTCGGGCAGATGACACCAGATACCGATCAATCACCTCCTTGACCGTCGTCCCCTTGCGATTCGCGCGATCAATCGCTCCTGGCTCGTACAGCTCAGCTTCGCGTCGCCTGGCCCACGCTACAGCAGCCTGTTTACGGGCGAAGGTCTGGTTCTCTTGGTAGACTGTCGCACCGTGTTTCTTAATGCGGATCTGAGGCGTATAGCTAACGGTCCCGTCGACCTTTTTCCGTGCTCTTATCGTTGCCATACGCCGGTGGTACAAATTGAAAAGTGAGCGGTACATTGTACCCCCGACCTCAAAAATACGACCGAAATCGACCCAAAACCGCCCTTAAAACGTTGATCAAAATGTTACCCGAAACGCTCTACAACACCCGTCCCACAAGCCCCGAGCCCTCCCGCCGCTTTTCTGTGGCGCCGATGATGGATCGGCACTACTGGCCGAAAATATTGTTATAAATCATATGCTTGAGTGGACGGTACGCCTTGCTTCAGCAAATTATCAGCAAACCCTCCCAGATACGGCCGTTTTCGATCTATACCCATTGCCGGTCTGTCCAATCAAAAGCTGATTCGAACCCCTCCCCGGCGTCCTGCCGACGATCACCCTCACCCAGGATCAGTCAGCCACTCCTGCGTCTCAAGCTGCGCCCTCACATGCTCAAGCGCCGAATCGGCAAGCTCCAGCATTTCCCTCAATTCCTCTTCATCTATTACCCCGAGCCTGGCCAGGGCATTGGCATGCCCCAGTAACTCGCCATGCCAATGATCCGTCGCGCACTCCCGGCGCGCTTCATGGTCCAGGTGGTCATTCCAGATTTTCAGCTCACGCTCTTTGACTTCCATCGCCTACTCCACTTTGCACAGCCATGACTGAGCGTACAGGACGCCATCCACCTCTTCGACGCCGTTCAGGTTCATTCCGTTCTGAGCCATGCCGGTGACCCGTACGTCGAGGAGTGGCGGCAGTGGATCGGGCATGCTGGGCGAGGAGACGAAAATCCAGGCGGTGAGAGATGGCCTGCCGAGCTGTTCGCTCACGGATTCACCAATGTGGACGTCACCCCTGATGGGCTGGACCTTGGAGAGTTGCTGCGCCGGGATGGCAACACCGTAGCGCCGCCTGGCGGTGATCAAATATCGCATTTCCATTACTCAATACTGGATATGCATACAGTCAACCAAGCCACGGATTTGCGGTCAATACTGGATAAGGGGAATTTCGACGGGTGACGCTATGTGCGGAAGGATTGTGCAGCGCAGTGGGATGGATGACTACTTTAGCGAACTGGCACCGAGGTATCGGATTATAGGCGGCTACAACGCCGAACCGATTGCCCGGTACAACGTGGCGCCGACAACGAAGGTCAACATTCTGCGAGCGGACGAAGCCGGTATCCATATCGATCCGGTTCGCTGGGGATGGGCGCCGTTCTGGGCGAAGGGGAAAAGACCGGACCCGATCAATGCCAGGGTCGAGACGGTGACCACGGGGAAATTCTTCAAGCAGCTCTGGCCCAATGGCCGGGCCCTGGTGCCCAGCGATGCGTGGTACGAGTGGGTGAAGGATCCAGACGACCCGAAGAAGAAGCAGCCCTACCTGATCCGACTCAAAGGTGGTGCGCCAATGTTCTATGGCGCGCTGGCCCAGGTGACGCCTGGCCTGGAACCTGGCGACGGGGATGGCTTCGTGATCATCACTGCGGCGAGTGATCAGGGCATGGTAGACATCCACGACCGCCGGCCGCTGGTGCTGACGCCCGAACTCGCCCTGGAATGGATTGACCCGGCCACTGATGCCGCCCGCGCCGAGGAAATCGCCAAGGAGTGTTGCCGGCCGGTCGAGGATTTCGAGTGGTATCCAGTCGGCAGAGCCGTGGGCAACGTGCGGAATCAGGGGCCAGAACTCATTCAACCGGTGACAGCGCCATGACCATCGAAGAGATGAACATCCCCGAGATAATAAAGAAGGAAGCGGCCGACATGATCCGCCGCATTGAGCAGGCCGCCACACCGCTGGAACTGTCCATCGCCGGGGCGGCGGCCGAGGGCTTCATGATTGGCATCAACTGCCTGAAAGCCATGGTGCCCAAGGATGTCGATACGCTTGAGGTGATATTCAGCGTTGCGATTGACTTGCGAGCCGTTGAACTGGGGCGGTGAGCCGGAATTTGTAGTCGTCACACCGTCTGCGGGGTTACCGCCGACGTTTCGTTCGTGTACGCCTCGGACTGTACCGGCCACACCGGAGCCTGTGGCCAGGTCGCCTGGGTAGGGACGCGGCCCACGAGTACGCGGTAGGTCTTCCAGGCCTTGAGCTGAGCGGCGCGTACGGGCTGCTCGGCGATCTCCTCGGGCGTGGCCATGTCCAGCTCAACCGCATCGTTCAGGGCGTCGACGCGGCCTTGCAGGGCGGTGACCTGGGCGTTCGACAGGCGCTGCAGGCGTTCGACTTCCAGGGTCTGGTAGGCGACCCATTGCGCCGTAGTGGCGGGAACGATGACCCAGCCCTGGTAAGCGTGGCCGTCCTTGATGCGCACGGGGCCAGGAATGTACTCGTCGAGCCCAGTTAGCTCTGGGACCTGATCGTACTCAAGCACCGCGACTCCGTATTCTTCCAGCGCCTCATTACCGACGTCTGGTGGAAAACCAACGAGGGGGAACATGGCTTGCAGTTGTACAATGTTTATAACTTCCAAAGTCGACAGCACTACATATTTCATCTGTGTTTCCTTATGTTACGAGGACTTTTCGCATAGGGCGGATATAAAACGACGACTGCCCACCTGTAGCACTTTGCAGCCCAGTGTATGTCTGGTACATCCAATTGGCGCCTGGGCCAGCCGTGGAAGTCCAGTAGGTATCAGTCGCGAGGGCCTGTGCTCCACCCGCTCTAAAGGCAGGCACGGATGTCTGCGCTGGGTCGGTGGAGGTGTAAGCGGCTCCGGGCGGCACACTATTCGGGTTGGCGCCGTACCCCACGTCGTTTAAGTCGGCAGTGTTCTTGAGGTTTCTTTGGATTACCTCCCACTCATCCATCGACGCCATGTAGTAGTCGTTGTTTCCCAGCGGATCAATGTAGGACCTGCAATACACGGCACCTGCATTGTTTGCAGTTTGGGTGGTGTTCAGCGCGCCATCATACCGCGAGCCGCCTGCTCCTCCAGGGCGCGAGGCGTTTGCGGGGCTGATAGTCTCGGCCGATTTAGTAGCCAGTACCAGCCTATATATCAGCCCGTCTATGTTGATCAGTCCCCCGTAAAACCCACCACCATAAGCGTCGCCTATGGTGAGCCCACCAGATGTAGGCGCCTTCCACCGACGCAACGCCTGAGCCAGCCTCATGTCGAAGGCCCCGCATACAGGTTCCAGGCCGTGCCGTTCGCTGTCGAGTAGATGTACTCGGCGATCTTGTTGGCTGCTGGTGTCGCAGGCACAGCCCCGCCGGAGGTGATCGGCGTAGTCCCGGATGGCTGGGTGAGTGTGTAGGCCGTGCCGCCCTGACGCGCCCGCACAAGAACGCAGTACGTCTCGCCAGTCAGCGTCGGAACATTGCTGAACGCCAGGGTGGTGTTCCCGGTCAGTGTCAGGTCGAATACCGAACCGGCGGACAGGTCGAGCGTCACAGTGCCCGTGGCGGCTGCGTTCGTGACGGTCTTGTCCAGGTATCCGGCCATGCTCAACAGCGTGCCGATGATCTTCCCGGTGAAGGTTGCGCCCGACAGATTGGCCTTGGCAGCAAGGAGCGCGGCCAGATCGGTGATCTGTTTTTGCAACTTCCCAATACCCGCCAGCACGGTATCGCCCGCCTCCACGGCAGTTGAGACGGTCAGGTCAAGGCCTGTGAGCAGCGCAGCCCGCACGGACCCAGCGAAATCAGACCAGCCTTTTAGGCCGTTCCAGTAGTTGGTGGCCGTGCTTCCGGCGATGGTCGGCTCTTTGGCGTTGATGGCCGCAGCCTGTAGCGTGCTGATCGGCTTGGCGCTGTCGGCGGTGTTGTCGACATCTGCGAGGCCTACGTCGGCCTTTACCAGAGTGATAACGCCGGTCTTGCCTGCTACCGACGTGACAGTGTTGACCTGTGCGCCTGCCGCGACCCCGCCAAGCTTTGACTTCTCTGCGTTGGTGTAGGCGTTGGTGTCCGCGTTCGACTCGTAGAGGGTCTTGACCTGGGCGGCAGTCAGGGAGGTGGACGCCCCGCCCCCTGTCCACTTGGCGTCGTTGGCGTCCCAGATGTAGCGCAGGGCGTCGGTCCCGGTGCCAGGGTCCACGTCGGCGTAATCGCCTGCCACCGGTGAGGTGACGCCCGAGGTCATCGCCGCAAAGGTAGCGAACGTGCCCCGGAAGTGGTTACCGTCGAGCCCAGCGAGCTTGGCCTTCTCGGCTGAGGTGTAGTCGTTCGAAGACAGGCCGAACCCAGTTACCTTGTCGACCTTGATGTCGAGGGTCGCTTGCAGGCTGGTGACTGTCGAGATCGGCTGCGTGCCGGTGTGGGTTGCACGGTCGCGCAGATTGGCATCAGTAGCATTCGCGGTTGCGCCGGAAGCGATTCCTGCCAGCTTGGTTTGCTCCGTCGTCGTGTAGTCGTTGGTCGACAAGCCTTTGCCCGCCACGGCGTCCACCTTGGTGCCCTGCAACTTGCCCAGGGCAGTCAGGACAGAGTCGGCGGCGGTGACGGTGCCGACGGACGAGGTGAACCCCACGAGCAGCGAGGCGATGGTGCGCGCGCCGGTGAAGTACAGATTGGTCGTGCCCTCGGGTAGGGCATCTGTGCTGGCCGGGCCTGAGCCCCCGCCGCTGGACACCAGGGCAGTGCCGTCCTTGCGGGTGTAGCTGGTCATCACCCACGTGCCGCCGCCCAGGGAGATAAAGTCTGCCACGTCGCCGAGTTTTGCGACGATGTTCGCCGACCCGATCAATTGGAGCGTCGAGCTGTGGGTTATCGTGAAGTCGTTGAGGATAACCCTGCGAGTGGTGCCCGAGGGCATGGTGAAGATGGACGACAGCCCGTATCCAGCAGTGCTGACCTGTATCGTGTTGGCCGGGTCGCGGTCTGGGCGCAGGCGGTTGCCGTCAGTCAGTAGGCTTGCCTGAACGATGGGCGCTTCGTTAATTGCGCCCGCCATCGTGCCGCCGGCCAGGGGCAGCTTGGTCGGATCTGCGCCAGCGCTCGCCGCCAATGCAGTACCGTCGGCCCGGGTGTAGGACACGCACCGCCACGCGAAGTCCCCAAACGACAGGAACTCTGCGACATCGCCCTGGCGGATGACGATGTTCGCCGCCGTAGGCAGGATGAAAAGGGCCGGGTCGTGTCGAAGCGTGTAAGTGCCCGTGACGGCGAACACAGCCGTGCGCCTGCTACCCGCCGGTAAGTCCACGGCGTTGGTTACCTGGGCAACCCCACCGCCAGTGAAGGTAACCGTGTTCGCCTGCACCTCAGTGAACTGCAGGGTCCCGCTGATCACCGTCGTGCCGGGAGCCGCTTCGTTGATCGGGCCACGAAGCTTGAGCGTGTCGTTGGGCGGGATCTGGGCGGGCTGACCGTTCTTGGTAACCAGCGGATAGCGGTCGACCATCAGAGCACCACGAAGTCGTAGTCGTCGGTTTTCAACTCAGTCGCGGACTTCGCAAAGCCAAGCTTCTGGTCGAGGCTGCCTGCGGTTGCCGTAGTCGAGTCCAGGGCCGGGGTGATCACGCCGCCGGCTGTGCCCAGGTAGTAGTTCGCGCCCAGGGTCAGGCCGGTCAGGCCGGTGTTCACCGCATCCAGCTCGTAGACTGCGCCGGTGCCCGCGTTCGCAACCGCCGCGATCACGAACCCATGGGCCGGACGGTTGTTAGAGTTGTCGGCCAGGCGGATGTTCATCACACCAGCGTTCGCGTAGATATTGACGAACTTGCCCGCGCCGATAGCCTCGCTGGCCACGTACGGTGTGGTCGAGGGACCAGAGCCGCCGGTGACCATGGATGAGTCGATCTTGCCGTCCGGGCCAAGGGCCACGATGTCGCCTGCGTTCGCGGCACCCGCCGAGACCTGGGTAGCCGCTACGAGTTTGTTATTGCCGTTGTCGCGCGTTTGGTACTTTTTGCCAGCCATATTGCTCTCCTACGCCAGCAGAACCGGCACGTTTAGGTCGATGTAAAGTCGGGTTGGGCTTGTTGCAAAGCCGATTACGAAATCCCAGCCATCAATGGGCGGGACCTGGGTGAGAACACCGCCAGGGCCACACCAGACAAGGCCCTCGGTCCACGACCACGCGAGATCGTCGATGAATCCCTGGGTCTGGATGACAAGCTCGGCGTCAGCGCTGCCAGTGGTGAGCGATACGCCCAGCGCCTGGAGCACGGATTCAGTGGATGGGTCGACCAGATAAGCCTTTGCCTGGCTCTCGAAGACGACCTTTAGCGCGCTGATGGTTTCGCCAGCAATGCGGGTAATGGACTGAATGCCGCCACCGGTATCGGTGCCTGGGCGGCCCTGAGCTCCGCGCTGACCGACCATGATGGTGAATGCGCCACCGTCGCGCCGCAGGCAGCAGCCAGTCCCGCGCACCACGAAGGCGGAATTCATCGCGTCACCTCGGCGCCTACGGTGACCTTGCTGATAGCGGTGATCGGATAGACGCTGCCACCAGGTGTCACAAGCTCAAGGTCGTAGACGCCTTTAAGCCATGCGATGGCGGCGGTGACAGTCGGGGTCAGGCGGACAATCAGCGCGGCCAGGGTCTCATCAACCTCAATCTCACCGTCAGGCTCTGTTGTCGTGTCGGAATCCAGGCTGAGTAGCACGGTGCCGCCGATCCTGTCGCGGATCTGCATGCGCGCAGAACAGCCGGTCAGGTCGAATGGACGATTGATGATCGCTACCCCGCCAGGCACGTAGGTGCGCCAAAGGTCGGCACGGACTGCGTTCAGCTCTACGGTATTGGCATCAAGGTAGGTGGCGATGTAATAGTCGTCGTCGGCGCTATTCAGCTCTGCTGGCTGGCGAACGCCTTCGATGCGGATCGGCCAACCATCAGGAATTCCATGATTAGTGATGGTCAGCCGTACCGGGGCCGTGTTTGGCATGCCAGAGATAGGCAGGTAGACCAGCTCTTCGTCCGCATAGCGGTACATGAACTCGAAGGTCTTGCCTTTGACAATATTGATGTCGACGACGGGAGCGCCCATGGAAATCTCCAGCGATTTCCGGTGAGCGTATGTGACTGGATTGGGAGGGCAACCGGACTAGCCGGTTAGATTGAGACGTCAGTATTGGTCTCGGAAGCGCTTCGCAGCCTCTATAAGCTTGAGCATTATCCATCGCTCATTGGCCTTGCCGTGCGCGCCAGGGTAGAGAATTGCGATGAGGACGTACTGATCCTCGTCGTATAGCCCTTGGGCGTAAACGAGCGCTGCATCAGTAGCTGGGTCTCGCGGGCACTTCCGGTCTGACTTGGGCTTGTTCTTGGGGAAAGTCACGGGCGGGATAGCAAGATGAATGTGCATCAGGCCCTGCTTAATCGCAGCATCCTGCTTCACATAGGCGACATCGCAACCAAAATACTCAGGCAGGTCCAATCGCTCAGAATCGATATAGTTCTTGAAATCCAGGCTGACCTGATTCAGTAGGTCAGGATATAAGTCCAGAACTGGCTTGAAGAAATCGTCGTAGGTGAGCTCGCTGAAATGTACCGTGCAGGGCATTTACACGCGCTTAGAGGCCATCTGGCCTGCGCGTTCTGTCGCCATTGTTGCAAGGGTGCTGAGACCCTTCAGGTCTGCTGCCGCTTCTACAAACTGAGGAAGCTCGACCATCTGCCTGAGCATCATGGCGTTGCGGGAGGACAGGGAGCGCGTCTGAGCCAATAGCTTCCTCAGGCCGCGAGCCTCGTCGCCGATGATAGGCATCCGGTAAAGCGACTCCCATCTGTCGGCCATGGCAGACTCTAATTCACGCAAGGCGAAGGCCACTTGCGTAAACGGCTCATTCTCGAGGGCTGCGCGGGTCACGTTTTTGGTAACGATCATTTTGCAGGAAAATTCCAATTCTTTGCGCAGGCTAGAAAGTCGCTCCACCGAGACCTTCATATGCGCTCTGAGCCTGGCCTTAGCTGCAAGAATGGTTTGTGTGTCCGATCTGAGGGATTCCGACGAGGCAGGCTGCGCCCAATGAAGCGGATCTGCCGCGACGTGCGCAAAGGAAGTGGTCACGCTCAAAGCGAGAGCCATTGCCGCCGAAGCAGCTACCTGTTGACCTTGAATCATCATCATCTCCGAAAAGTCACAGGGACAATACCTTGTCCAGAGGTGACCGGGCACAGCAATATTTACTACGTGGACGATCAGAATTGATCAATCCGTAGTCAGGTTAACCATGGAGGGGCAGGAATTCAATATATAGTTAAATAGAGAATTTGTGCGGCTAAGGGGTGGCGCGCAGGAATCGCCTATCAATCCGCCCGCGCGAAGCCCCGCCTCACCCATGCGACCGCAGAGCCTAGAGCGTACAAGGCAGCCATGGGCAGCAGCCCGACAAGGAAGAAGAGTTTCACCCTGTCGTAATAATCAAACGTCATCCCCACCACGGCGAGAATCCATAGCACGGAAAAAACCAGCCACGCGCGGCGATACCCGGCCTTCGATGAGGTATTTGAATATGTTTTGCCCATGAGCGCCGCATTCCGCATATTTAGGCGTCCAGCATAATCGCTAAGGCGTCACTGTGGTAGCTGGCAGCTCGATGGCGGCAGGAGCGGAAGCCCCTTCGGACAAATAGACCAGGGGGCCGACCGTGGCTACCCTGGCCTTCGATTCCTCTCCCAGCGCTGCCGCCCACTTCTTATATACCGGCGTGCGCATCAGTCGGCGTTCTTGGGCGGTAATGTTTGCGGCGCCGGTGCCGCCCGATCTGGCGAACGCATTGACGGTATCCTTGAACCGTTGAGAAGACAGGAGTTTCCCTGCGGCTTCGGCAATTGGTGTTTTCTGCTTATTAAGGGTGGACGCAATCACCCCGACAGTCCCGGCGCCGGGAAGGCCCAGGCCAGACGTAACCCCCTCGGCCGCCCCAACCTTCTTGCCGACATCCCACAATTTGCCAAGCATCCCGCCGTCGTTAGCGAAATTGTCCAGCAGAGCTGTTATGCGGCCCGTCGTGATCCTCTCCTTGCTTGCATCACGCATGCCCTTGGCCACGGTATAGATGTCGTCCAACTGCTGCGACGCCCCGATGGGCAGATACTGTTGCAGGCGCTGCCTGGCTGCGTCGTTGCGGGACAGGCCGCCGTACCAATCGACAAACCCTGGCGCGCTCATCTGCTTTTCAGCACGACTGCCGGCCGTGAATGCGTCGTTCAGTGCAGTGAGCACAGCCTCCTGGCGCATATTCTGGGGAATCTGCTCGATGACCTTGTCGAAGCTTTTGAAGTTGCCTGCGCCAAGCTGCTTGACCGAATTCCCGAAGGTGGAAGCCAGTGCGCCAGTCAAATCCTTACCCAGCACCTGCACGAGGCCGTCCTCGACACTCTTTCGCTGCGCAACTAGGGCCTTGGCCGCATTGAACGCCTGGCCGACACCCATGGAATCGGCCGTGCGTTGCTGGTCGTCGCTCAGCGTGGCGTACAGCCTGCGCAGCGCACCGCTCTCCGTGTCCTTGAAGCGCCCGGCGCCACGCAGGCCGCTGCCGACCTCCTTGCGAATCAGGTCGAGAGCTGCATAAGTTGGGGCGATGGGGTTGCCGGCATCATCTACACGCGACAATGAGCTGAGGGTTCGCCGCTCGGCCGCACTCAAAAGCGTGCGATCACCAAGCTCCGCGATCTTACTATTGAGGTAACCAATGGTAGATGTCGGCGCCGTTTGGGTTGCGGCCGGGATGGCAGCGCTCACCTGGCTGTAAAGCGAATCGGATTTCTTCTCCAAGTCCTCGATAGTGCTGAGGCCCTGCTGCTTGAATTTGTCGGACAGCGCACTCTTGTCCGTGGTCCCGCCGTAGCGCGTGATCAGATCGTCGGCCTGCTGCGCTACGGCGGCGTAGGCCTCCTTCTGCTGGACATTGAGCTGGCTGCCAGGGATAGAGGCCAGTCCCTGCTCAATCTCACGGTACGCCTGACTGCCGGAGTATTGGCTTGGAATCAGTTTTTCGGCCACACCCAGGCGCCCAGCAGCGTCAAGGATTCGCTGATCAGGTGCGGCGTCTGCCGCCAGACGCTCAATGGTCGGTATTTGCTGTCGAGTGGAAGCGTTAGCCGCCGTCACCACGGACTGCGCTGCCCCAGCGGTATCTTGCGGAGGCGGTGCTGGCTGGCCGAGTAGGCGCTGCGCGGCAAGATCAGGTGCCTCGCCTGCCGCCACTGCCGCATCGAAATCTCCCCGAAGCTGGGTTGCCTGGGCCGTACGATCGGCAATTCCGGTACGTGCGCTCCCACCTACCGCGCCAATGCCGCGCGCCAGTAGTTCGCCGCCAGCCCCCGCAATGGCTGATATCGCCACGTCTTCCGGATTGAACTCGCCCCCGGCGGCCGCCTGCGCTGTTTGAATTCCTGTTTCGGTGAGGGCGGTCGCACCGCCTATGGCGGCAGCTCCCCGTAGTGCGCCAGCGCCAAGCAGGCCAGCGGCACCAGATGCCGGGGTGTATGCAGCAATGCCGGTCGCAGCTTGCAGGCCGTCGAGCAAGGAGGCACCAGGCGAGTTGACCAACGCTCTAGCCCCGGTTGTGGGGTCATACCCGATGATGTTGCCTGCTGCATCCTTGTCGAACGTAAGGTTCGGGTTTGCCGACTTCAGTATCTGGCTAGCCTCGTCGTTGTTTGGTGTGATCGCGAGGGCTGCGGTGGTCTTGATATTGTCCCATGTGCCCTGGTTCTGAAGTAGGCCGGACAGCTCGGGAAGGTTTTTGCTACGCGCTGTCTCTCTGTCCGCTCCGGTGAAAAAGTCGCTGACCGAGCCGAGTACGCCGCGGCTACCACGAGCCTCCTGATCCTTGGCGAACTGCTCGCCCTCTGTAGGGAACCTCGCCATCGCATCTTGGGCGAACTTCTGGCGCGGGTCATCAGCGGCGGCAGCGGGCACAGGCGGCTGTGCGGAAACCTGGCCGGCATCAACCGGGGTAAAAGAGGAAAGCCAGGAGTTGTCCGCTACCGGCGCCGCCTGGGTAGCCGGCTCTATCGCCTTGGCGTCTACCGGGGTGTAATCGCTCAACCAACTATTATCGGCCATGGTTATTTCCTGTACTGCTTGCCGTCTGGCCCAATGAACAGGCTACCTGCTGGCAGAGCGTCCGCTTGGGCCTTGGAGGTGATCGTAGGAACTGATGGCTGGGCTGCCTGAGAGGTGCTTGCAGGCTGGCTCGATGCAGGCTGCGCGGGGTTCGTTTTCTCGTACTCCGTAATTTTCTGATTGAGCCTGCCTGTGATTTCCCCAAGCACCTTGCGTGCGCCCTCTTCCGAGCCGTTGATGCCGTTCTTGCCCACATTGAGGCCGGAGCCAATTTGCGTCAGGAACGCGATGTCTTTGTCGGTGAGAACGCCCGTCATGAGCTTGAGGTTGTCGGCGGTGAGTAGCGTTTGGAGCTGGCTGGCCTGGTTAATGAGGTCCTGACTGCCGCCGAAAAAGGTCGGGGTTATGGAGTCAACCGTCCCGGTGATCTTGTCGAACTGCCCATTGCTCCCAATCGTCTGGGCCAGATCCCGTGCGCGCTTGGCAATATCCAGGCTGCCTGTCTTCTGGGTGGCCAGTGTTTGCTGGTCCTGGGTTTGCTTCACAGCGCTCTGCTCGTATTGCTGCTGCTTGATCTGCCCTTCTTTTTGAGTATTGGATAGCTGGGCCTGGGCCTGCTGCCGAGCAAGAGCCTTGTCGCCGGTTGGATCGGTAGCGGCCAGGTAGGCAGCTTTCGCCTGAGGCGTCGCGTTTGGGCCGGAAGCGGCGTTCGCCAAGTCTTCCAGTCGAGTAGCCTGGCGTAACTGCTGGTCTGCCGCCGCACCCTGGCGACGATCATTAATGATGCCCTGGGCGCCGGTAGCGGCATCGGCCAGGCTCTGCCGGCCCTGCTGGTCAAGCTGCGCCTGAGCAATATCGCTTTTGGTGAGCGGCTTGCTGCTGTCGCGAACCACTGTGAGCTGACCGGCCTGGGCATTGCGAGCATTGGCGAGGTCCAGGCGGTCCTGATCCTGTCCTGCGCGGCGGATGTCGTTTGCGCGGCCAAAGCGAGCGAGCGATAGCGCTGCGTCGCCTGCATTCGATTGGCTGAATGTCCCTACGCCATCGCCGAGGTTTCGGGCTGACCCAAGAGCTGCGAATTCGGGGCTTGATGCTGCACCTGGCGCCAGACTGGCAAGCGATGCAAGGTCGCCGCTCTGTTGTGGCGGATTGCTCACCGGGGCCATGCCCGCAGCACTGGCGAGATCGGTCGTGCGGTTAGAGAATTCCGGGGCACCATCGGCGCCAAGCCTGCCGACGATAGCGTTCGTCCCCTGCCTGTTGCCAACCGGGCGGTACGCGGCTTCGAGGCCCGCTGGCGTGGCGGCAGCGACGGGCGTCTGCGCCGCTACCGGCGACAAGCTGCCAAGACTCGCTGACTGCTGACTTGCTCCCGGGTATGAAGGCGAATCCGTAGTGGGCGGTGCGCCGACGGGTGCCAGCGAGCCGAGCCCCGACGCTTGAGGCTTGACGGCAGTCGAGGGGTTTGCTGCGGGTTGCGTGGAGTACCCTGCGCCAAGGCTGGCAAGGCTCGGCGCCGCTGGCGGCTGGGCGGCGACTGCGCCACCTGGGGCGAGCGACGCAAGGCTGACCGGCGGCAACTGCTGCTGGGCGCGCGCAACTGGACCGGTAGCGGTATTAGTCGCATCGAAAGACGTTTGCTTGACGGCGCCCTTGAGCAATTGAGCCTGACGCTGCGCGGGGGTCAGGTAGGCAGTTGCCAAGTCCCCGACGAGATCACCAACTGGCATAATTTAGTACTCCGAGTGCTATTGCGGCCAGCCTATGTGACTGGCGAGGGCGATCAAGCGGAGTCGATCTCCTCGAAAGAACTCACGAAGTTTGTCCAGAACGGCGGGTTTTCAGGTATTTCATCGAGAGAAACCCGGTAGGTAGGGGTTACCCAGCCAGATGGATTGGCGAGCGATCCCGAGTAAACCTGCTCATAATCAGACGCCGACTTGATCATGATTTCGTACAGGTCAAGGCCTGCTCCATTCTCGGCCCCGAAACACGCACGAATAATGCCGTCCTCATTTCGCGCCGCAACCTGCCCGTGCGCGGGGGAAGCGCCGCCATTGACACCTGGCGCACTCCGAATAATGAACCAGGGGCCGAAATCCTTGACCACCCCAAGGCCCTGGCTTTCTGCGGCATCAGCCAGCCCGTACAGCGCGAGCACCATAGCGACGATGGAGCCAGAAACGTTATCTTGGTCAAGCACTGGTGCGGTTAGCGGTATGGTCAGGGCGATATCAAGCCCAGTACCGTCGCCCACGATTGTCGACAGGCTCATTGTCGTCGCATCGCTGCTGATGGTGATCACCCGGCAGTGCCCGTCCTCAAACGTCATCGTCGTGTTTTGAGCGATCTCTTGGGCGGTTTGAGGCTGATATGAAACTGAGGCCTCTGTCGCAGAAACATTTACCGTCGCCAGGGTGTAGGACCCATTGGCAATGAGACGCCCCTGCACTAGCGAGCGAGTCGAATCAGTGGCGATGATAAGCCCGGTCGGATTGAGGATTGGCGTAAAATCAACGACGGTACATGCCGTCGGCGAAGGAGTCGCCGGGCCGTAGAATGCTGCACCAAGCGTTCTTTGGTAGCCCGAGGCTTCGCTGGCCGAATTCGCAATGACCCCATAAGCTACCGAGTCATGAGCCCACTGCGTCAGTATCTCTCGCCCCGCCAGGGCAACACTCCAAGAAAGCAGTTCGGTAGATCCTGAGTAGCTGCTGAACTGTAGTGTCTCGCCGAGCCCGGATGAGTCCGGCTTTTTGATGATGTTTGCTCTCATGCCCTGCTCCTGCCGTCCAGCCCAAGATTGATATCGAACTTCCACAGCTTGTTGCCGACGTAAAACGCCCCGCCCTGGCCGCCAGCGTCGGCAATGTATTCGCGCCAGGTGTCGCCGCCATCGACTGAGACGTAGGTTTTCCCGGCCCCATCGTTGCCCACGGTATTTCGGGTAATTGTGGCCAGCAGTACCGCTGGCTTTGCCTCAACATCGCCGATAGCAGGCAGGAAGGGCTGCACGGCCGTGACGAAGCACTTGTCCAGGGGATCGTTGGATATAGCGATCTCCCCACCGATTGAGAGGGAGCCAGTCGAGACATCGAAAACCGCGCACTTGATTGACCGCCCACTGGCTGGCACCGGGTAATCGACGCAGGCGGTGACCAGCCTGTTGTTCCCCGCGTAATAAAGGCCTGACATGGGGTTCGACACGTCGTAGGTTGACTCTTCGAATTTGGTCGGCCCCGTCTTCATCAGGACGGCAAAAAGAGGCGCGCCGCCGGTGATGGTTGTCCTGGTGGGGGTTGCGCCGGATGTGCCGTACAGCGCCCACTCACCCTTGATCGGGGTTGTCCCGCCGCGTACATAGGTTTGCTCCCAGACAAGGCAGTAGGCCGTCGCGCCATCTTCCTCGCCCTGGATTGAGGTAGCGCCAACGATCCAGGGCTGCATGAATTCGCCGGGCACTCCGGTCGCAATCTCGCCATCAACAGCATTCCAGTCGGCACGCAGCGATACAGTGCGCCCGCCCGGGAGAGTGGTCAGCAGCGACCATAGATCGCCTGACTGTGGGCCTGCGGCCTGGCCGCCGAGGTTGCGGAAGGTGTTGTAGGCGCTGAACACGGCAAAACTGCTGCCGCATCGAGCGGGAGTCGGCGTATAGAAAATCCCGAAGTTCGGCAGTTCTGGTCTTCCAGATAGATCGGAAGGCAGCGTCACCGGGGCCGGGTGCAAATACGCCTGCTCGATGTCGGTCGGGACGATCACTGCCATGCTCTGAGTGTCGGCAAACACTGAGTTGCCCGACTCCGGTTCGTAATCTGCGCGATTCTGCCCGCCTACCGCCACCAGCATGCCCTGTTCGCCGTATCGGTCGTAGGCCATTGCCCCTGCGTCGCCCCAGGGTTCTTGATGCTGCCGGAACGTCCTCGCGGCATGGCAGTACCGGTCAATCCCCTCAAGCAAGGTAGAGGCCGATACCGGGGCAATTGCAAACCCGCTGAGCGTTATGCCGGGGTATCGCCGGCCAGCATAGTCCGGCGCGCAGTCCTCGCGAGGCACCAGTCGACGCGGGTACAGCTTCCAGTCGCCAGGGAGGTCTGATTCGTCGATAGCGTACTGGTTGCGCAGGAAGTAGTTGGTGGCCACCTCCCCAACCGTGATGCCGCCGTCGATGATGGACAGGCTGCGGGCCGACGTGAACATGGACGTGATAGACCCAGTCAGCGCCACAATGGTGTCGTAGGTGAAGTAGGTTTCATCGTCCAGATACCACGCAAGCCTGTCCGGGAATCCCCGAAGCAACGGTAAATCCATCCGGCTATAGCCCAAAAACCAGTCCTGCTGCTGAACCGCCGGGAACCAGTCGGTCACGTTTTCCTGGCTGGCCTGTCGGCGCCGGGTGGGAGCAGGCAGGATGAAGTAAGTGGATTTGTCGAGCACGGTAAAGCTTGCATCCGTTCCGGGGTCGTCGAAATCATCCCGAATGCCCACGGGCACTGCCAGGCCCTGCGCAGCGAATAGTGGCAGGGACAGTGATCCGCCAAAGAACACGAAGCCAGGCAGGTCCATCACGATAGCCACGTAGTAGCCTTTATCCTTCTGCTCGAGAGCATTTGGCGACTCCGAGCGCCGCCCGGTTGCCCTGAGCAGGAACCCGTTGATGATCTGGTACTTGTTGATCTGCCTGGATTTGAAAGCGGCTTCTGCCAGGGTACGGGCCGTCTTCATGAAGACAGTGCCGACCCGGGTCATGAGCCTATTTGTGATGAGCAGCGCCATTAGACAGATTCGATCTGCGCTGTGAGGGACCCTGCCGCGCCATAAGCTGCCGCCGCTGCATCGCCAAACGCCCTGGCGGCCTGGGCATGCGCCGCTGGCTGTGCATCGCCGCCGTACAGCCCTACCTTGTTCCTGTCGCTGTTGATCACGGTGTTTGCGCGCGCTTCGGCGGCCTGCAGCTTGAGCTGTTCGCTGCTCACGGCAATGCCGGCCGACGCCTGGGCTGCCCGCAGTTTCAGCTCCTCTCCGGACAACGACACGTTCGCCTGGGCCTGGGCGGCGCGCAAGCGTAGCTCCTCGATGGATACTTCGACGTTTGCGTAATTGGACAGCGCGCCGTAATAGGTGCTGTAGAGCTGCGCCTGAATCCTCGCCTTCTCGATAGCCGTGCCGTGCACCGCATAGAATGACCGGAAGTAGTCGGCGCTCGCGCTGAGGATGCCCAGCTTGAGCTGTGACGCGATGGTGGTGGCATGCTTGAGCAAGTCCACCTTGATATCTGCGTCCTTGATCGCTTGATCGCGGCTGACATCGAGGATCGATGACGTTGCTGCCTGTTCGGACTGGCTCAACAGGTCAGCAAGCGCACCAGTAGGCAGGCTGAACCCGCGCGAAGACATGGAGGCTTCAATCTGGCGCTGCTCGCTGCTGGCTGTGCGATACGCCCGATCACGTGCCTGCTGCCATACCAGCTCAAACACAGTCGAGCTGGTGCCGAATGGCGTGGTGCCAGAGATAACGCCGGCGCACCAATCCTCATTCAGGGTCTTGAATGAGCCATTGATGGCTGGGAAGTACTTCGCCAGCCAGGCGTCGACCTTGTCGTTCAAGTCGGAAATCAGTGGATTGGAGTTGTCAGCACCGTCGAACAGGTCCGAAAACTGCGGCATGTTACCGGCATCGATATTGCCAGGCGTGTAGCTGAACACCGGGGAATTGCCGGAGTAGCCCAGGGCCGGGGTATTTTCGGTATAGGCGAGCGTGACCGCGCTAAGGCTTGGCTTGCTGGAGGTCGTGATGCGCCCCGCACTGCCGCTGGCCAGCGAGACGGCCCGCGATGCCTGGGAGAATAGCTGGCTGGTAGTGCTGCTGTAATCTGATGCCATAAATTACCCCTTGGCTCTATCGGCGACCGGTCGGCGTGATGACCCATTCGATGTTGTCGAGTTCGACATAGGAGGCATCCACCACCTCAAGGCGCAGGCGCCAGAAGCGAGACGCCCGGCCGCGCTGCATGTCGGCCCTGAACTCGTTTTCGCGCTGGTAGGCGCGGTAGATCATTTCTTGCTCCCCATCCTCTTCGGTCCGCACGAAGACCTGGCCGTCCGTGCTCAACCCCATGAAGATGTTCCCGACGCGCTTGGATTGGGGCGAGCCGAAGTCCTCGGCAGCAAAATCGACCCGGGTGCCGATGGCGGTCCCGTTGTCGCTCTCGGCACCCAACACGTACAGGCCATCAGGGCGGAAGGCGTAGGATTTCATTCCGACCCGGCAGAACCCGTTGAAGTCAAAGCCCGCATAGCGGCTGACCGCACCGGTTACCAGATTGGTGGCGTAGGTGTGGCCCGAGAAGTCATAACCACCAGAGAGCCCGGTGATGCTGTTGACGTAGTTGAAGATGTCGCGAGATGAGCGGATCGAGGCGTCGGCCAGGCCAATCTTGTTCTCCAGCAGGGCCTGGATGATCAGCGCCACGCTTGCGTCATCCATCAGCACCAGGTGGTCGGCCAGGTCGACATCCATGCTCATCAGCAAATCAATTGAGGAGGAGACGGTGAGGCTTTCTACCAGCGAGGCGTAAGCGACCGGGTCGACAATGTAGAAGTCGCCCATAAACGCGGCATCATCCGCGCTGACGTAGCCCTCAGGCTGCTCATCCGACAGCGCGAACAGGTCGATACCGTCGATCACCAGTGATGCTTCGCCGTAGTCGTAATCGGCTGCACGCATCGTCATACCGAAGCTCATCGCCACGTTCCCGACATCACTGCTGGTGCCGAGCGCTTGCATGGCCATCGGAATGACCAGGGTGGCTGCGCCCAGGTCGATATCGCTAAAGCCCGCGGCCTTAAGAATCGTTGGCTCATCCATCACCATGCTGGCACTGGATAGCTCTTCGTCCGTAGCGAGCATGTCCACGTCGATGGAGAGGAAGACCTCGCCATTGTTGACCGAGGCATAACCACCCCAGCCCCAGGGCGAAAGCACGCGAAGGGCGTACACGCCGGACCCGTCACCCCAGCCCCAGCCGCCGGCGGAAGACAGCGAGACAAGGTCCGCGAATTCAGGATCATCCACGTAGTCCGTGCCGGCGTACATAACGGCCGACATGACCATGGGCCCGATGGAGGGTGTCGTGCTGGTGTAGGTGAGCGATCCCGCCCTGCACGTCACGATACCGGCACTGCGAGATATCAGAACCTGGAAGTCGCCAGCGAACTGCGCACCGGAGGCTTTAATAGCGCCCCGCTCTACCGCCGACGGGCGAGCGCCGGAGATCAGCACTCCATGTTCAATTGCGTTGAAGTTGCCGGACGCAGCGCCTGGGGGCTGCATGCCAACCAATACGCCCTGGACAGTCGACCTGATGGTGCACAGCATGGAGAAGTCACCGTCGGCCACGTAAACGCTCTGCGCCCCGCCGTTCCAGCCGATCTGGCCGTCTGTTGAGTTCACCGCGTCGCGCCCAGGAACACCGGCGACTGCTGGATGGTTGACATAGACCGGCACCGTCTCTTCGACGTAGTACGGCTTCCCGGCGAAAACCCTCGTCGGGACGGTGATGTACTGATCGTTGAACAGATAGGTGTAGCTGACCGTTTTGTATTCGCTGGTCCACTTCAAGACCTGCTGCTTGACGTAGATGACCTCCGAATAGGCCGGGGTGGCTACGACCTCCGCGACGGCAGGCACATAAACTGCGACAGCCTGCTTGATCAGTCGATGGGCCATGGTTCAGGCCTCAGCCAGCGCTGACAGAGATGACAAACAGGTTCAGATTGCGCAGATTGCCCGCCACCAAGGAGGTGGTGCCGAAATTCATGTCCGCGCCATCCAGGCCAATAGTGCCCTGGATGCGGGAGAGCGTTGTGCTCGCAGCGCCAGCATCGGCTGATGCCTCCATGCGGAAACCATTGGCCGTGCCGCTGGCCAGGATGGTGCCGGACCACACCTCCGAGGTGTTTTTTGACACCTGTCCACCGGCGGGCGCGCCGAAGGTGACACCGGTACCGGAATCGTTGACGGAGATGATGCACAGCAGGGTCGAGCCCGCAGGAATGGCATCGTCCGCACTGGCCGGGACAGTGGGGAAGTTATAAATCTTGATGACCTGGCCGTTCAGGGCCGGAATAGCGCCCGTGCTCAGCATTGAGTTACGAAATCCTGTGCTTCGTTTCATCAGTTACGACCTCCAATGATTAGTTCGCCGGTCGCGAACTGGGCAGGACTGCCAGCAGGAACGACTTTGTCAGTAGCCAGGCGCTGAATGACCAGCGGCCGGTTGTTTGTGGTGTCCCAGACAACGGCGTGGGTAGCCGTATAGCCAGTCGCGGCGCTCGCGTAGGCGATGTTTGCGGTGTTGGCTACCAGCGGGAAGGCCGCATCCGTGGTGTTCAGCGCGAATGCGGCGGGCCTGCGGGCATAGGCCGAGTCAGTGACCTCGTTGGCAGTACCTGCATTGCCCGGGGCGGCGGTGTGCAGGCTCACGGTCCAGGCGGTCGGGCGGGCGGCCGCTGCCACCCCGGTAAAGAAGTAGCCAAGCGATTCCTGGGCGGTGATGGGCGACATGGACATAGGTCAGCCCTCAGGACGCTGGAATGATGGTGATGGAGATGGCCAGGCGCCCAATCGTGCCCACCGGCATATCCAAGGGGGACGAGAACCGTGCGATGGACTGCAAGACACCCGTGTTCGAGCCCTTCGCGCTATTGGCGCAGATGAACCCGCCGTAAATACGCTTCGCCGCGGTAAACGTGAACTCGGAGCGATTCGCGATATTGCTGACCAACTGAACGCCGTCATAAGCGTGCTGCCAGGCGGGCCGGGTAGCCTCGCTGTAGGCGACGCATTCCTGGGCATCAGTTTGCAGGTTCGCCGCCGTGGTCCCGGAGCTTGGAACGAAGTTGCCCTCGTAGATACCGAGATACCAGTTCGCGATAGGCGTGGCCGTGCCGCGCAACAGACCAACGATATGGTTCACGCCCACCTGGGGGATGATGTTGGTGCAAGTTCGGCTGTCGAGGACTTTCCCGTCCTTATCGACAACCTCAAGCGTATAGACATAGCCCAAGGGCAGCGCCTGATTGAAGTCTTCAACGTTGCTCATGGGTATACGATCTCCATGTCATAGGTGTCACTCGCAGCAAGTGGGTTTTGCCCTTTGACGGCCTGCATGGTCGTGACGACCAGTTGACTGCCATTGCTTTCGAGCAGGGTTGAGTTGGCCGAAGTAGCCAGCTCAGGGACGAAATTTGCTTCGCTGGTCAGAATCGCGTTACCGGTGCCGTCTGTTTTGGCCAGGCCGTAGCGCGTCATCCACATGACTTCGTTGCGCAGGCCCTTGGTTTCGCTGCCACGGACTGCGCCGAAGTCGAACACCTTGCGACTGACCGGGGCCCGGCCCTCGATATCGGTCAGAAAGTAGGTCTTGTCGGAAGACACGAAGAGGCCGCCATCGCCAGAGATGACCAAGTCGACCGGTGCCGGGAATTGGAACCAGCCCTTGATCGCGCTCCGAAGGTGGGGCCGCAATGGCATGGTCATGTGCAGAACAGAGTCGTCAGCAGTCAGCAGTACGCCGTTGTGCGCGGCAATACGGTCGCCTGGGGTCGGCTCATGCATGAACTGAGTGTCGAGCCTGGCTCCGGCGTCAACGACGCTTGAGCAGACATAGGGGCCGGCGCCGTCGTACTGCAGATAGAGCGTTCCACCATTCACCGCGCTGACATATAGCCGCACTCGCCCGCCATCCGGGGGTGTGAGGGCCGGGAACGACAGCGAGCTGCCCTCGGGCACGGTGATGATGATCGCGTTAGTGGTGCCGCCTTCGTCGCCATAGGCGTCCACAAAGGTGGCTGCGCACTGGTAGGTCCCGGCCAGCAATGCACCAGAGCCAATCGATGGCACCAGCTGATTGGTGACAGTTGGAACCCCCCAGCGCCGCAGCGCGCCCGCCTTGTAACGCAGGGATTCGTTCTCCGTGCAGAAGAAAAGCTCGTCGTTCAGCACTGCCCCGGCGAAACGCCCGGAGCCTGCAATCGTTTTGAGCGCGGTGTAGGAATTTGTGTCGGCATTGAAGTCGACCAGCATCGTGCCGTCTGCAATCAGGATATGACTGCCGACAGCCAGGGCGCCGCGAATACTCGTACCGCTCATGACCTTCTGATAACCGGTGCGGGCTCGCAGGACGCCGTCGGCGGCCGGGTCATAGTTGACCGAATCACGAACCGCGCCCTCGGGGACAGCTTTCTCATTCGCCTTGTTGTTGATGCCAGCAGGCCATGGGCCGCGCAGTACCGGGCTCGACTCGGCCATTACCAGTGACTCCTGATAGGCCCTGCGCATGCACCGCGACGCAGAATCGAGGACTCCAGGGCTTTCTGGCATGCCTGCATGAAGCGAGCGAGATGGTTGTCAGAGGATTCAATGCTGTACGTCTCGCCCTCGTTCACTCGATAGGCCTTGTAAGCCATGTAGGAAAGCAAGTGGCGGCGATCAGCGGGAAGCATGTCCGGGACCTTGTCGCACTTTTCGATATCCTGGACCGGCCGGCGGATAACCCGCAGGCGAACCATGCCAGCTTCCAGTGGCTTCGGATGAAGCATCAGCAGGCCAGCAGGGTTGAAGTGGAAATGTGACGAGCAGCCGTTGTAAGTCAGCCAATAACCGCCACGGAAAGCACTCCCGAAACCAGTGGCCCAGCGGTTCAGGGCGCACTCCGGGTGGCCATCGATCCAGGCGCCCACAACATCAATGACGCATGGGTCGAGGTCGAATCGGTCTTCGCCAATCCCGTAGGGGAGTTCGGTAACCGAGCTTTCTTCATCGTAGAAACTGCGCGACTCTTCGGCGAAAACCGTCAGCCCTTCATTAATCCAGCGCGTGAGCTGCCTGTCGGACCAGAAAAACGGCTCGATGGCATCCTTTTCGTCTTCACGAAAGGCCTGGATGAGATGGGCGACGGTTTCGTAGGCCATGACTTATGCCAGCGAGTCTTGGAAGTGGTCCCAGGCATCGTTGAACTGTGCACGGGTCACATTGAAGCCCGCCTGGGCCTTCATCGCCTTGAGGGTTGGCTTGCCGGTGCTATCGAGGTCGTCTGCCGAGTCGCGCTGCACGATTGCTTCGACGGCCGCGATGATCAGAGCGCCATTCTCGGTACCACCCTGATCTTCGCCGTCGTCTTCGTCGTACTCGGCACCCAGGTAGATGCAGCCAGCCTTGAGCGCATGCTTGTGATACTTGCTTGGGATGACGCTACCCTGCTTCTGGTCTTCGGGGTCGGTGCGATAAACGCGCACGCTATGCCCGGAAGGCAGGAACACGGGAAAGGATTCTTCGCCTTTTGGCGGGAGGATACGTAGTGCTTCAGCCATGGTTATTGCCCCTTTGCATGTTGAATGCCCCGGCGGACCGGGGCGTTTTGGTTACTCGGACACTTCGTCCGCTTTGCGCTCGACGACATACTCGACGTAAACCCGAGCAGCCCCTGCGGTAGCGGCGGCACCGGTTTGCGCGAACGTCACGGTCACCGGACCCTGGCCTGGCGTGATGTAACCGGTGGGCGTCAGGTTTTTAACGCCCACCGTCTTCAGGTCGATTGCCGAGCCGTAGCGAGCAGGGGTAACCGCGTCGCCAACGCTAAACGTGGCCGTGGTCGCCGAGTTGTATGCAGTGGTGACCAGCACGAAGGCGCGGATCACCAGTGCGCCCTCAGGCAGCACCACGACGTTCTGGACCGCACCGGCAGCGAAGTCGGCGGCGAGCATTTCGTTGTAGCCAACCAGCGGCCACTGATGCTCGTAATGGAAGTAATTCATGAGGCCTCCTTAAGCGCCCGAGTTCGGCAGGTAGTGATCGACAGCCACAACGCCGAAGTCTTGAACCGACTTGTCGTAGATGCTGTAGAACTGTGGTTTTTTGAAGCCGATGAAGCGATCCAGCGAGACGCCCATTTGGGTGTCGTAGTTGAAAAGCTTCTCAACCCAGCCAGCGCCGCCCTGCTCGATGTCGGCGAAGCCCAGCGCCTGGGAGCCCAGCAGCAAGGTGCGGGTGCCATTGATTGCGCCGCCTGCGCCCCACTTGTTAGGTGCTGTAGCGCCCAGGGTGGTGAACACCTTGTTCGATTCGTGGATGATCGCGCCGTCAACCGTGATAGTTGCGCCGGTGAACCACGGGTTGTTGTCGCCGCGCACGCCTGCATTGGTCAGGCCGTTCTGCCACAGCGGGTCCATTTTGAGAGCCGCCAAGGTGCCTGGCTGAACCAGCAGCACGAAGTATTCCTTGCCATTGGCGATCACCGGGCGGATGTGGTGGGACTTCGCGTAAGCGATGAGGTCCACGATCATCTTGTATTTGGGGATGGCTGCCGTGGTGATCGAGGCAGTGCTGCCAGCGACCAAATTAGAGCCGTCCCAGGTCAAATACCGCTTCGATGAGGGGGCACTCACGTCGGCGGCAAAAGCCAGACCTGGGAAGGCGGAACCGACACGGGCCGAGCCATCAGTGTTGAAGCTGTAGGCGATGCCGGACAGGGTCAGGATCGCCAGTTCATCAACGCGCTGAGCCAGCCAGTTGGAGAGACGGCCGCGAGCCATGCGACGGAAGTCGATTACGGACTTCTGCTCGGCCAGCTTGCCTTTGCTTCGAACGGCGTTGGAGACCAGATCAATCTGAATCTCCTGGAAGTACGCCTGCATTTCTTCTTCGTTGCCTTCGCGCCAGTTGTCACCGGTCACGCCGTCGCCGACCAGATCGGCCACCAGGTTCATGATGACCTGCGTGCCCTTCTCGGTTTTGGTCAGCTCGGTAATGTGCTGAATGATGGCCGATTCGCCGTCGCCCAGAAATTTGTTCAGGAACATGTCGTCCCGAGCGGCTTCCCAGGTCTTTTTAGACCAGTACGTCTTTTGCTGCGGCTGCAACGCCGCAAAGTTGGTAAGTGCCATGAGGGCAATTCCTATAAAGGTGGCTTTGTGGTTCTGGGTATGTCGCCACCCTTGCGAGGACAGGTTTGGGCGCTCCTGATGCGCTTGAAACGGGTCAGCTTTACGCCCTGCTGGCGAGAACACCGTGACTCGGTGAGCGAGCGGCTTCCTATTGGTCCTGGGTCAAATCCGCCCGTGAAGGCGGAGGTGACGTCCCTGTCTCAATGGATGCCGCAAGGTGCAAATTATGTGACTGGATTAGCGTGTCAACTAAACGATATCGCCCGCCAGGCTCGCCTCATCCTCAGCAGAAAGCGCCTTGAGGTCTTTGCCAGACATTTTCGATACATCCAGTGTCGACGCTCGGACGCCAACGCCCTGGGCTTTCGCCGGGATCTTCGCCGCACGGTCCAGCCCCTGCTGAATATCGACCCTTGGCGCCGCGACGGCTGGCTGCTCGATGGCCTTCGGTGCGTGAGCTGGGCCTACCTTCGCGACAGCAGCAGCCAGGGCCTGGGCCGAAGTCTTGCCTTTGCCGATAAAGTGCTGGGTCCACACCATGGTTTCTTCGATGGCGTCTGCGTTCTTGTCTGCGTTGTCGGAATTCAGGAACGGATACGCCTCATAGGCTTTGCTCAGTTCAATATCGAACTCCAGCTTGGTGCGCTTGGCATCGTCTTCGGCGCGGTTGGCGCTGTAGCGGCGATCAGCCACGGCTTCGGCGCGGACGTCGGCTGCTTCCTGCTCGTTCTTGCGGATGTCAGCGCGAATTTGCTTCGCCTTGGTCTGGTCACCGTCGAGGATTGCTGCGGCGTACAGGTCTTCAGCCGCATCGTAGTCGTAGGTGGGAGCCTTCACTTCGGGCTTGGCCACGTCCTTGGTGGTAGAGGCCTCTGCCTTGCCGTTCATGCGTGCCAGCTCAAGCTCCAGCTCGTGAGTGCGAGCCTCGGCAGCCTTGCGGGCGAGGTTCACCTCGTTGAACCGGGCGTGAGGCACGGTTGCTGGCTTGTCTTCACCAGCGATCAGGGCCAGGGTTTCGGCGCTGATGTCGGTGGCGGCAGGCTTCGGCGTATCGGCCGCGTCTGTGGAGGCAGACGCTTCGGCTGCGTCATCAGGATCAAAGTGCTCGCCGCTGTCGATTCGTTCCTGCTCCAGGCGTGCATCGATGTCGGCTTGGGATTCTTGCTGTGCTGCGCTTGCTGCTGTGCTCATGGTTTGCCCCTTGAGTTTCGGATTGCTTATTTGGCGATCTTGGACAGGTCAGCCATCTTTTCTTTTGCTAGGGCCTGAGCTGCCTTGAGGCGCTTCGGGTCCTTGTTGATTTCTGCCGCCTCAGCCAGCGAGCGGAGGTCGCTTTCTGTTCTCCATTTCAGGTCGTCTACTGCCGCGTCTGCCTTGCTCATGCTGGTACTCCCTCAATCGTTGGGGTTTCGATGCCTGCGTTCAGGCCGACGCCCGGGTTGGCTGGCGTAAGTGGATTGGTGTTTGCAGGTAGTCCAGCCGCCGCAAGCACGGTGCCGCTGTACTCGGGGACGATTGGCGCTGCATCGTGATCGACGTAGTTGGATGACAGCAGGATCGCGTCGGCCAGGCTGGATACAGCCGGCTGCGTGGCGATGACGCCTGCGGTCTGGATGGACGAGTAGACGGACTCGACGGACTTGGCGACCGTCTCGGCCCTGATCAGGTCGATTTGCGCCTGAGCCAACCCAATACCGGCCTGGGCCTTCTCCGCGTCTGCCTGAGCCTTGATGCCCTGCGCCGAGAGAAGGTCGGCCTTGGCTTGCAGAGTTGGGTCGACTGGTGCCTGGGGCTGCTGCTCCATGGCGTCCACGATTTCCTGCTTATTGGCGAGATTCGAGTAGCCGATGATGAAGGACCAGGGGATGTTGGCACCCTTCTCGTTCAGTTCGATGGCTTGCAGGAACTGGCTGTTCTCGAAGGTGATCTGTGCCGGGGCCTCGGTGACGATGACGTCGTATTCGCCGATGGTCAGGTCGTTGAGGATTCGCCCATCAGGTTGAGGCCAGTTCAGAGGGATTTCGCTGGTGCTTTCCTTGCCGCGCGGGTCGGTTTCAGTGATGCGGATGATTCGCGCCTGATCATAGAACGCCTGGATCATCTCCAAAATGCGTGTGGCGAGCATTCCACGGGTGCGAGCCAGGTTATCCAGCGGCACGGCCAATTGCTGCTGTGCGGCGAACTGGCGGGTCTGGATGGCAATCCCTGACACCTCATTACCCTGGTTGCCGGACATTGCCTCGTTCACACCCGTGGAGGACTCAAGGAGCTGCCCTGCCCGCTCGATGATTCTGTCGAAGCCTGTAGGCACCGGGTTTGGCTGAATCTTTTGCGGACGGTCCTCTATCTTGGTCCCGGACTTGATAACGATATCTGCCCCAGTCTCGGCGGCACGACTCGCGAACTCATCGTCGGACATATTGGCCAGGGTCCCGGCGACGCGGATATAGCCACTGTTTGCCGTGGTATTGATGATGTGCAGAAACTGACTCATCGACTTGTTGAGCAGTTGCTGTGGATCGATAGCGTCATCCACAAGTCCGCGAGTTTGCCCGCGACGGAAGGTTGGAAAGAATGGGACGACGGTGAAGTGGTTGAACGGGGACCAGTCGTCGTGCAGAACCTTGTCCTTGGTGGTGATCAGCCAGCGGACGCGCTTCACCCTGCGGCGCTGCACTATCCCGCCTTCGGCCACCATGTCAGCCACCGCCTTGGCGTTGATGTCTTCAACCAGGCGAATGTCGCCGGTAGCGGTGATGATCACGTTCGCCCGATCCATCTGCCAGAACTGCCGATCGATCACACGAAAGCGCTTAGTTGAGTCATCGTCGCGGTCAGCGCCAGAATACTCAGGGAACAATGTATCCGGCTCGCCAAATGCATTGCGGTCGAGGTCCGTCGGCTCGGCGAAAAACGTATCACCGGCAGCGTCTTCCTCGTTGATTGAGTCCTTGGCCTTGGTGCCGTAAAGCTCTTCGATCTCGATCTTCGTCATCATGCGGTTGACGATAACGTCAGCCCAGTCGTCCGGGTCGTAGCTGTTGGCGTCCGGGTCTGGAATCACGTCCATGGGGTCGAGGATGTCAATTTTGACCTCGCCCAGGATCGTGTCGCGGTAGCTCATGCGGACATCGAAGTAGCCGCGCTGCTGGATCACGCCATCACTGAAAACCTGAGTCTCTTTGAAGTGCAGTTGGTTGTTGTCAGCGATTTGCATGGCGAGCTTCGACAGCGTGCTGGCTGTATCAGCATCGGCAGCGCCTGCACGGGGACGGAAGCCGATGTCCATCCGGTTCCCGATCTGGTAGCCCACGGCTGCGTTGATCTTGTTCTTGATCTGGTTGAACTCAAGCGCAGGACGGCCGGAGTCTGCCAGCAACTGGCGGTCCAACTCATTCCAGTGCCGCCCGCCGCCCAGGTAGAAGTTCTCGCACAGACGCGCACGCTGGATGTAGTCGCGCTGACCACGATTCAGGCCGTATTCGTAGCGCTCCCAGTTGTCCGTGGCCTTCTCTTTGTCGCCCAGGGCCTTCTTCTCTTCAGCCATGTCAGGCACTCATCGCGGATTTGCGGGCATTTCTGCGCATTAGTTGAGCCTTCCAGTCGTCAATGTATTGGTCGTCGGCGGATACCGGCTCGGCAAACGTCAGGGCCAGTGCATCGCCATCGTCTGGCGAGCGGCCGATAGCCTTCTTGGCGTCTTCTTTCGGTAGGAGCTTGAGTTGGCCGTTGCTGGTGTACTTGTCCTTGGATGCCGACGTGAGGTCGCCGTGGAGCTGGTCGTCATCAGGGATGCAGGGGGTGATATCGTCGTGAACCCACTCAGCCATCTCGCCCCACATCTCGGCGCGCTTGTTGAAGTATTTGCGGGTGTCGGACGCGGAAGAGCCAAAGTTGACGGCTGTTACGCGATCGCCAAAGCCCAGCTCCCTGAGCCGGTCATAGATGCCAGCGCCCAAGCCGCCAATGTCGATGAACATCATGCGGATGGTCTTGTCGTCCATGAGCATGCGAGCGGCCTGGCCGGCAACTTCCATGGTGTCTGGCACGTTGTTGCGCTCAATGCCCCAGGACACCCGGCCCTGGCGGTGGATGAACGTCGAGGTGTCGCCGCCGCGCGCCGGGTCAAGGCCGACAACGTGAGCGCCGATGCGCTTCATGTGCTTGATTTCTTGCTTGCGGGCCAGGGAAACCTTGACGGTCTTGATCAGCGGCTTGTGGCCAACCTTCTGGAATGCCAGGTCCGGTGTCGCTGGGTACTCCTGGTTAAACCAGTCCTCATCACCCGCAAAGTCGGTATCGATCTTCGCCCGGCGCCAGGCCATCTGCTCTTCGTCGAGGTTGTAAGCCTCCATGTATTCGTTGTCGTCCTCGCTCAGCTCGAAGCCTTTCGGCGGCGTACGGCGATAGCCACGCTCTACGAACCAAGGGATGAAGACAGCCATGTAGTCCGACTTCCCAGCTACGGCCATGACCCACATCTGATGGAACAGGTTGCCCATGCCATTGGCGGTGGACTCGATAACGACTTCGCTGCCCTCAATGAGGGGCACCGTCTGGCCCAGGCCCGCCATGATCTTCTGGGCGTTGGGCCAGAAGGCCATCTCAGAGCCGTGCAGGTACTGGATGGTGTCGGACCGGCCAGCGCCAGGACTTCCGGCCGTGGCCACCTTGTACCCGCTACGCAGCTTGGCGAATGACAGTTCGGTGCCGGAGTTCGCCTTCGTGGTCGGGCGCAGCGTTGCGTCGCTCAACTCGAAAAAGGTCTTGGCCATGCCGAACAGGTTCTGGGTTGCGGCGTCCAGGTGCGTCAGGATCATGGTTCGCTTGCCGAACCCCATGCACGTGCGCTTGTAGAAGCGTGCCGCCGTGTAGGTGCTGATGCCCTGCTGGCGACCCTTGAGCGTGATGACCCTGACCCAGCCCTTCTCTGCCGCCTGGGCCTCAAGACGCTCATGCAGTATCCGCTGCGCGTCGTTCCACACGAATGGGAGGATTTCGCCCTCCTTCGTGCGGATCTTGAGGTTGCGCGCGCAGTACAACTCATCGTCGCTGATGAGCTGAGAGAGCATGGCGTCGGCTGACATGGGCGTGCCCGGTTCTATTTCGATAGGGCGACGTTATGTGACTGGAATTGTTGTGCAATCCCGTCAGCGCCATGCATGATTAATCACTTCTGATTTAATTAATCATTTATGTTGCATTGAATCATATGTGCTGTAGAATCACCTCATCGACACAACACAAGGAGGGTCGATGAAGTACAGCGAGTTCCAACGATGGCTGGCGTCGCGAGGGGTGACTTTCAAGAAGGCTAGAGGCGGCGGAAGCCACTTCAAAGTCAAAGCCCCGAACGGCAACCAAACGACCTTCCCCAACCACGGAGCCAAGGAGATAGGCGAAGGGTTAAGGAAGGAGATAATCAAGCAACTGGGCCTCAAGGAATGAGGCTCCACCCTTGGTGGAACGCTGGTCGGCCCCACATACTGGCAACACATAGGAATCAGAAAATGTACGAATACACAGTACACATACACGATGAGGCGGGCAGCTTTTGGTCTTCCTGCCCAGATATTCCAGAAGCGCACAGCGCCGGGGATACGCCAGAGCAACTGATGGCAAATGCCGTCGAAGGCATAACCCTGGCCCTGACCATCTACGTTGACCAGGGGCGGTCTATTCCGCCTGCCACGCCGCCTGCAAATGAATGGCTGAAGCCTGTGGCGCTCCCTGTCCAGGTGGTCGCCAAGATCGCACTATGGAACGCCATGTGCGAGCAAGGAATGCGCGTGGCCGATCTCGGACGAAAGCTTGGCGTTTCCCACCCGGTAGCAACCAGGCTGGTGGACTTTGAGCACAACTCGAAGATTGAGCAGGTTGAGGGGGCATTGCGCGCCCTGGGCAAGCGGCTGACAGTTTCGGTTGAGGCTGCTTGATTCATTCGACGGTGCAGGCCGGCCAGATACATCGCGCGTGAGCCAGGGCGCGCTCATGATCCATCGCCTCATCCATAAGGATCATGGGGAATGGCCTGCGATCAGGCGTAGTGACCGCCCAGTTCTTTTTGCGCGCCACGATTTCGATATGGGCGTTTCGTGGCGCGGGGTTCATTCCTTAACCTGAGTCAAGGGTTCATCCTGCCTGTCTGCCAGCTCGGACTCCCAAGTCATAACCCGCTCAAGCGCTCGGATGATGTAGGCACGATCCAGATCAAGATCACTGCTGCCGCTGCGTGCATGGCTCAGAACCAGCTCAATAGTGCCAAACACCCGCTCTTTCGGGGTCATTGGCTCGGTGGTGTTTCTTGGCTTGCTCATTCTTTCGCCCCCATCAACCGCGCCAGGCGATCCTCGTAGGATTCGTCCTGGCTGTTTTCATCAATGCTGTAGGCCTGACGCTCCAGAGCGACGAGAACGCGCAATGTCTCAGCGATCTCTTTCATGATTTTCGTGCGGTTCGGCAGGCTCATCATTTTAGTAGCCAGGTCGAGCATGGCAGTGTCGGCGTCCTCGCCTTCTTTGAGCTGTGCGATCAACTCTTTCAGGGTGGCGCGCTCGTCGGTCATGCCCTCCAGCTCTTCCAGCAGCTTGATTGCCAATCTGCGGGAGCGGCTGATGTCGCGGCGGTGAGTCATGCGGATATCAGCAACGACCTGAGCGTTTGCGTCGACAATCCCCTTTTCGGTTGCCAGTGATTCAATGGCAACCTGCGTGGCAACCTCTGCTTTGGCAACCAGTGCATCTGCCTTGGCTTTTATCTTCGCCTTGAGGTCACGCTCCCATGATCCGGCCTTGGCCTTCTTCTGGATGGCGGTGTGGGATACCCCCTGAGCGGCAGCAATCTCGCGCACAGACAGAAGCCCGGCGCGGTATAGCGTCTCTATCAGCTCCCAGTCTGGTGCGGTCTTCTCTGTCATTTAGACCTCCTCGCACTCATCACACATTGATTGTCTCTGCCGCGCGACCCGACATCACGCACTCACGAATTGCGCGAGCGTCAAACAGGGCGTTGTGGGGAATCTCGGACACTGCATCAATATTCCGGCATATTTCCATGGTGAGCGGCGGCGTATCCAGGCGCATGCCTGGGCCAGTGATAAGCGCATGGCAGAAGTGCTGGATGTCCTCGGGCCAGTCAGCAATGACGTGGATTGCCGGGAACTGCCGAAGGAATGCTTGCAGCTTGGCCTGCAACTGACTCCCAGTGATCGGATCCTTCCCAAGGATCGGCATTACATGCTCGGCAACCCATTCGCCCGGCTCAGCGCAGTGCAAAACCTCGTAGAACTCCCGACCACACTCAGATACCAGCGCCATGGAGATCAAGGCACCGCCGAACTCATTGAATTCCGTGTCGATGTAGAGGTTCATTGCGGACCATCTTGCTTGCGAGCCAAGACGACAGAAGGGAAGTATTTAGCGAACCAGGCATCAAGATAGGCTTCCGTAAGCTCATCAGGCACGGTTATGTGCATCGGGAATCCCCCGCACTCGCCAATCGCTTTAGCCGCGATGGAAAAAAGCTCCTGCGTGCTGGTTGAATAGGCTGTAGTTTTCAGCGAGGGATCATCCTTACCACCCAGCGAAGAGCCCATGCGGATTGACTCTACCGTGATACCCAGCCCTGGCTTCTCTTGTGCCATCTCGATCCACTGCTGGAAATGAGCGAACACAGCTACCCGCTCATTGGCCGAATTGAGGAATTCGACATGACTGGCCGATTCGGCATTCCATCGCGCCTTCTCAGCCTCAACAGTGACCTTGACACCCGTTGTTGTTACGACCTGAAACTTCTTCATTGCACTGCTCCCGTGCTCATTGATTGGCTGTCACTGTGTTGTACGTCGCTTCGCACGCCTTTCCTGCTACTCGGCTTCGGTCAAGCGCTGCTGCCAGGACTCCCGCTCTTTCGTCAGCGCTTCTACGCAGGTCGGCAAGCAGAACGGCAAGGTCGGCTCTTGCTTTGCTTCCGCTGGCAACCGTGGACTCACAGGTCTTTCGGGCGGCGAGTAGTTTGGCGATTTGTTGCTGCAAGCTGTCAGCGTGGCCGTCAGCAATAACAACGGCAGCAGCAATGTTGTCTGTTTGGGCTTTGGCATCGTCGGCCACCTTGTTGACGTCTTGGGTTATCTGGCGCTGGAGGGTTAGTGTTGCTGCGAGAGATTTGGCCTTGGCTTGCGCAGCGTCACGCTCAACCGTCACGGCATCACGGTCGGCCTTTACGCTGTCCAGCCTCAATGCCAGGTAACCGGTAGTGGCGATTAGGCCCAGGGCGACCCATACCCATGCCGGGACCAGCTTGAGAATGGCCGTCATGGAACGTCCCTGAAAAAGACGTGATGTCCGATTGTTGCGGTTTTAGTCGCCTTAGCCGCCCAAGCTGGGGGCTTGGGCATTGTGGTTGCGTAGTAGTGAGTTGCCCCGAAGGTTGGATCGGGCTCGCCCCCAGCAATCACAACGACCGCCGCCGCCATCGCAGCCCTGTACTCGCCCGCCGGAATGGCCTTTGCGCCACTCAGGAACGGATAATTTGGATCGTTTCTGTTCCAGCAACTGAACTGGTATGGCTTCTGGCACACGCCCGCATAACCTTCACCCCACCAGGAATTGCGCTTTCCATCCTCTACCCGGTTGCGAATGGTCCAGGCTGCGGCGATTTTTCCAAGCGCCGACTCACCGCGGACTTCACCCCACAGCGTGCGGGCGAAGATGTCTAGTTCCTCTTCGGAAACGGTCACTTGCGATCCTCCATCTTGCCATGCAGGCAGCCGTCACAGTCGATTCGCTGGCAGATCCAGCGCTTCACCCGAACCCAGTACGTGACCATGAAGATATGCCTCAGGCCCGCCAGGGCGAGCGATCCGTGGAAGGTGACGCCAGCAACTGTCGGCGTGAAGATGATGGTTTCGCTGCGTGTAGCGATGGCGTAGCCAGATATTGCGATGGCGGCGTAGATCAGCTTCCCGATCACCCCATCACGTACCTTGGAGCTGAAGACCGACCAGAAGGCCCATAGGGTGATGGTGCCGATGAACATCGTGCTGAGCATTTGAGTATTCATGGGTTGCCCCCTCCGAACTTGGAGCGGATGAGCGCCCATAGGTCGGCGGATTTAATGGCGCGGTGAACGGCGGTCATCAGTGATCCGCCAAAGGTGCCCAGCAGGAACCCCACCCCGGCCACATTGCTTGGCTCGGTGATATCCAGGTGGGAACTGACCATTCCAGTCAGGTAGAGGGCGCAGGCAATGCCGGTGATCATGAAGATGACCCAGGACTTCCAGTCGGCGATGTCGTCCCGGTGCCACCAGCTGGCGACCAGCGATCCGACGACGCCCGCCACGATAACGTCGAGCTTATCGATCAGACGAGATACGAACTCCATGTCCGGCCCTCGCTGATGTGCTGTGGAATTTGTTGGTCATGTCCGACCCTTCGGCTGAGTTGCTTCTTGCTACCGAGCCTATGTGACTCAAATCGCTGTACAAGCCTTGCGCCATTACCGTCAGTCACATGGACTGGAGGCTCAATCAATAGGGGCATCACTCATGAGCAAGAAGAACTACCTCGGCGCGACACGGGATTCGGCATTCATGGCCATCACCGAAGTTATGGGGCTGGCTGCCGATGCCATGGACAACAACCAATCCGACGCGCTGCTGGTCATCACCCTGGGCGGCAAGAGCGAGAACGCTATCCTGGGCGGGACGCTGGATGCCGAGAAAATCAGCCGCCTGCAATCCCTGCTGGACGAACTGAAGTCCCGCGCAGCCTCCGAGGGCGACGGCGACAAAGTGCTGCACGTCTGGCGCTAACCGTGCATCTTCCAGCCTGACATGAAGGTGCTGCGCCGCAACTCCGGCGTCAGCGCCTCTGTCCAGTTCTCCCCGCGCATCCTGCGCATTTTCACCGTCTGCCATTTCAGCCCAAGCCTTGCCGCCCACTCAGCGGCAGGCAGGGTTATGCCATCCCGGGTGATCGGCGTTGCGCCGGCACACACCGTGCTCCGGATGGGGCTGCGGGGTATCCGGGTCACCCTGGCCGAAAAGTCGATAGCCATCTGTTCTGGCTGAGGCCCTAAATCGGCCCGCTCCCGAGGCACAATACGCAGACGTGGCCGGACCGGCTGATTCGGCAACTCCAGTGTCATTTGCTCGGGCATGGCGGGCACTCCCAGGTTATTGGTTTGCTGCTTTCTTCAAGTCGCGGACTCGCGCCCGGTAATCGGCCGTCATCGCTTTCAGGTCATCAACGGTGTATTTCTTCGGCTCGTGCGGGCCTTCGACCCAGGCGAGCTTTTCCGCACCGATCTTCTGCAGTAGCCGCGGGCGATATCCCAGCAGGTTTCCCGACTTACCCATGTTGCAATTGCGATTGCATTGGAGATGCACATTCAGAGGGTCAAACCTGAGCTCTGGGCATGCCGCAGTTGTCCTGTAGTGGCCAGCGCAGTACTGAACATCGGCAGTCGTCCCGCAGCTGATGCATGGCTGTCCGGCGTCACGCTCACGAATCCAGGCATTGAAAGCTTGCTGCGTATCCCTGAGGTGGTCCGCCCTGCTCTTCAGCTTCTCCTTGCGAACCTTGATCTCCCGGCGCTCCACCTGGGCCAGCGCTTTGCGCGCCGGAGCCCGGTTCACCGATGCGATGGCCAGGCCGCACGCCCAGCCGCAGACCTTCTGGCCGAGCTGGGTTGGCACGAACTTCATGGCGCAGGCCGGGTTACCGCACACCTTCGCCCTGGGCGGCTTGCGCGCACTCACACTGGCAAGCATGGGCATTCCCCCTCTACGCAATCCACACAGCGGTTCAGGGGCTCTGGCTGGGCACGATCAACCTTGATCAGTCGATTGGCTTCGGCCTCGTTCTGAACCATGAACGCCGGAGCGCTCTCGCCTGGGCGGTAGACGTGAAGGGAATTGACTGCGCGGGGGTTGAGCTTGATGACGTAGCCGTTCATGGGTAGCTCTCCCTTGCGTAAACCCGCTCCATGATCTTTGGCTCACCCTTGATCCAGAACTGACCGATGCATGGCTGGGCTGGGCCGGGGCCGACTTGAAACCAATTGCCGCCCCGCGCCCGGCGATACCACTGCCATTCTGCGAAAAGCAGATCCAGTACATTCATGACTGCAACCCCTTATCCCGAGAATCGCCAAGCAGCGACTTCTGCCCCTCGTCCAGATTCCAGTCGAACTTCTCCTTGCAGCCTGTAGCGCACTGGCGAAGGTCGATACTTGGCATGTTGGTCATGGGTTCGCCGCAGTCTGGACAGGGTTTTCCTTTGGGGGTGTCGGTCATACCGGCACCGCCTGAGACTTCTGTTCGGCCGGGGCGAGGTCGCCAAGTAGGGGCATCAGGTGTGATTGCAAGGCAAGGCAAGCTCCTTTCGTATTTTCTATCCCAGAAACCAAGTCATCCCCCACGACAAGCCAGCAGGGGGCGCTTGCGATGTTGAGCACAGACCGATTGTCTGCTGGGTCTCGCCAGGCACTGACCTGTCCAACCCCAAGGTACTCAACGAGTTCGCATGTCAGGCCAATGTTTTGGGGGTACTTCCTAGCGCCCACAATTAGCGCGAGATCGCCCGGCTTGAAGTTATGATTCATGCCGCTCTCCTTTCGCCGTAAATGGCATTCATCAAATCGTCCGGGTGCGGCAGCAGCAGTTGCAGGTACTCGGCGCAGTAGGCGTCCAGCAACTCCAGGTAGGTCGTCATCTGCACGGTGGTGAACTTGCTGGTCTTGGCCCGACCAACGCGGAATGTCGAGCCGTCGGGCAGTTGTACCGGGTGGAGTTCGGCGGGCCACAGCTTCGCGACCAATATCTCGTGCCACTGCTCGGCGCTGGCCAACTGGCCGAACGATTCGCGTAGATGGGTTTGGATCAGGCCGTTCCACTGCCACAGGAGGCGGTTTTGGGCGTCAGAGCGCTTGTTCCGGCTTTCGCTGATCGACACCTTGCGGGGCTTGGCCAGGTCGATGTTCTGGATAAAACCCATCAGGCGCAGGCGGTCGGATTCCGTGCGGAGTTGGTGATCAGCCATTGGAAACCTCCTTGTTCAGGCTAAGCACCATGTCAATGGCGTCCGAAACCTGCTCTCCAAGGTGGCCTTCGCCGTCGAACACGACCTTATTTCCACCCTCGTCGAATACATCAACCCATCCAGCATGATGCTCAACCACAACGTCGATGCTCCAGGCTCCAGGCAGCACCTCTGCTGCTCGCTGGAGTTGAGCGTGCAGACTGGCATCCTTGCGCAGCCCTTCGCACTCAGCCTTGAGCTGCTTGTCAGCCTCATGAGCAAGCCTCAGCATTTCACTCTGGCGCTCGCACTGACCCTTCCACATGTCGCGGTTGTTGGTGACTCGCTCGTAATCAGAGATCAGCTCCGACACCACATTAGGGGTGGCAGCACACTCAAAGGCATGCATGGCCTCTTCGGCTTCCATGCCCTGGAGCTTTGAGCCTTCAGAGATGGCGGCAGTCAGCCGCTTCAGTTCGCTGTAGTCACTCATGACAAAGCTCCTTAGGCACGCTCACTGTCTCGCCGAGTACAGAGGCGACGATGGCGCGGCATGCTGCGATGAGGGGTGTTTCCGCCTCCATCTCAACCAGACGGCTCGGAATCACTGAGTCATCCCAGCGGTCGGCCTCCCATGCGTTTGCAGGGGCGATGCAGCGGAGTGAAATGCCGTAGTTGAGGATCAGTGGCCCGCCTTCTTGCCATCGGGTGGACGGCATGAATGGCTGTGATATCTCCTGGCAATGGCCCATGAGCTGCTTGCTTACTACCAGGTAGAGCTTTCCATCCTCGAATTCGTGCTTGGTCTGCTCTCCCTTCACGCTCACCATCACAGCCCAGTCAAGCGCCGCGCCAGTCAGATCAGCCGTTTTGATTTCCACAAATTCAGTCATTGCCCACCACCCTTAACGCCTTGCTCTGATTGGGTTTGAGCCGCTTTAGGGGCGATTTGAGCACCACCCTCAATTACGCGGCAGGACAGCGACGCATCACCGAACTGGGCGCGGAACTGACGGGCTTCGTCGCGCTGGCCGATGGATACCTGGGAAATGACAAAGAACAGTGCGGCGGCAGCGCCGAGAATCCACGTCATCAATCGCAACACGCGATAATCAAAAGACTTGTCGCTCATCGCCCCACCCCCAACTCAAAATGATTGCCAGCACGCTTCTGGCTGCCGTCCTGCATGACTACTCGACGGTCTGAAATGGTCATCGGCTGGCTCCTTTCATCATGTCGCGGGCGGATGGCTTGCGTTCTTTGGCTACCGGAGCTTCGCGCTCTTGGTAATCGCTTGGCGCAGCCCCAACGAATCGGGCGAATTCACCCTGGAACTGGAGGACGCAGAAGTTCGGCGCTGCGTGACGGACCTTGACCACGTCAACTTCGGTGATGCCGTTCTGGCCGCGCTCGCTGTCCATATCCCGGTGAGCCATGATGATTACGTCGGCGTCTTGTTCGATCTCGCCGGAGTCGCGCAGGTCGCTCATCTTCGGCTTGGGGTCGGTGCGGTTTTCAATGCCGCGATTGAGCTGGGCCAGAACAACGACCGGAATACCCAGCTCCTTGGCCAGCGCCTTGAATCCACGGGTGTACGAGCCGAGTTCGAGATTTCGGTTCTGGAGGCGGCTGTTTGGGTCGGTGGCGATCAGGCTGAGGTAGTCGACCACGATCAGGCTCAGCGGCTTGGCGCGGTGTTGGAAGCGGGCAATGCTGCAGATGCGGGCGAAGGTGAGCGCGCCTTTGTCGCAGATTCGGATGTCAGCAGTGGAAAGCACGCCAACGGCGCATGTGATCTTGGCTGAGGCCTCTTGATTGGTAACGGCCTGGCCCGATTCGATCCAGTCCTGACTCACGCCAGACTCAGCAGCAAGCGAGCGCTTGGCCAATTCCTTCAGTGGCATTTCCAGCGAGAAGATAAGTGATGCCCCGCCTTTTTTGCCGACGCGATCAGCCAATCCAGTGCCAAGAACGGTTTTACCAGTACCTGGGCGACCCGCGATGATTGCCAAGTTACCCGGGCGCAGGCAGCGAACGATCTTATCGAGGTCGGTAAAGCCAAAGTCCAGACCCATAACCTGCACGCCGTCCAGGCGATCCTGCATATCCACGAAGACTGGCCCCAGGGCTTCCTTCATCGTCTTCACGTCAGGCGTGTCGTCTTGGGTGTTTAGCTCCATGACCAGCGCTTGAGCCTGCGAGACTTGCTCAGTCAGGTTCCCGGCCGTCATGGATAGATCGATCAGGGCTTGGCCTGCTGCGTACAGCTTGCGAGCCTGGGCGCGCTCCGCGACGATCTTGGCGTAATGCTTGCCACTTGCTGCGCTCGGAACCTTGCTCATCACCTCGGCGGCGTAAGCCATGGTGCTGTCGCCGCTTGGAAGTTCGGCGCGAATCTCGGCAAGAGTGATCGGGTCCGGGCGAATCTTCTTCGAGTGGCTGGCGAGGATCAATGCGTACAGGGTGCCATTGTCTTCGTGGCTGAAGTCTGCGAAGTCCAGGAACGAGCCTATATCTTCACACTGCTCCGGCTTGTGCATCAGGGCGCCAAGGACGCCGTGCTCGGCTTCCATTGCGATCAGGGGGCGCTCAGCAATCATCACACGCCCTCCAGAACACGAAGGACATTCTCTTCGCGGGTCAGGAACTCAAGGTGCGCTCTCCAGCCACGATCGTTTTCGCCCAGCCAGTGCTTGTCCTGCAGGCAGTCATTGAAGTAACCCTCCCAGAACTCACCCTTGCGGAATGGCTTCTCACCGTCTATGACCAAGTTCCAGCACTTGCGGATGTTTCCTTTGCGCTTGTCATTCAGCTTCAGGCAGCGCGGCAGCTTCTCGCCGCAAACCTGGTTGTATAGGCCCATGATTTTGTCGAAAGGGATTCGCTCGGCCTTTGGTGCCTCGGGTTGATCAGGGGCGGTGTTATCCGCTTGTTCCGCTTCAGATTCGAAAACCGGGTCGGTCGAAGCGACAGCGGCGACAACTGCGTTAGCAGTAGTATTTGTATTTATGTCTTTATTGTGTGGTGGAAACGCCACTAAGGACGTGGTGGAAACGCCACACTGTGGCTCTTTTTTCTTCTCTGTTTTACGTACATTTTTGGCATCAATCTGCCAATCAGTAGCTGGCGAAATACCGATAGGAGCCTTGCTTCCGCCGTTGCGGTAAATGATCCGCTGACGTAACAACTCCCCAATGATTCGAGATACGTCTTCACGGTGTATGTTTGCCATTTCGGCAATGTAGGAAGCCGCTATGCGGGCGCTAGCGACGTTATAGCCAGTCGTCTGGCGATGGATAGCCAGAGCAACACGAAGCTCCCTACCGGACAGGTCAGCTCGAATAAGAGCGCCATAGAGATCGTTATCCATCCGGGTAAATCCTCCCGGGCTGCGCGCATGAAGTTGATGAACGTTGCTCATTCTGATTTCTCCAGGGATCGCACAAGAGTCATCAGGTGAGTAACTGGCTCTTTGGTCGGAACGATCTGCATCAGGCTGGAGCGAAGGCCCAGTACGGCGCCCGTCATCCAGCTGTTATAAGGAAGGCGACTTGATGTCTTGAGGGATTCGCCATCACGCCACACGCGAACTCCTGAGGCGCGCAGCGCTTCCAGCAGAGCTAATGCCCTGGCCGCGTCAGTTGCCGCCGAGTAGAAGTCGTCCATTAGCGATAGGTTGTGCGCCAACTCTGCGGCATCAGCGGTCTCAACCACTGGGCATGCGTATTCCCCGAAAACGTCGTGGATGTTTCGGTAGTGAACACGGAAGAACTCGCGAGCCTTATTAACTCGGTACCCTGCGAAGTGGTCATGGAGTTCGCGCTCAACGATCTTGGCGTTGTCGACTTCTCCGAAACAGAGCAAGGAAAATGGCATGGCAGCGCTTGTAGAGCTTGAAAGCTCGAAGCACCGCTGGCTTGGAGCGCGCTCAGTCATGCCGATTTTGTAAATGCCGGGCATGGTTTCATTGCCCAGGCAGTAGATAAATCCGTAATTCATGCGCGAGCACTCCCGGCCAGAGAGGCCTTGAGGTGGTCGATGCATTCACGGCGGAATTCGTTCTTGGCTTCACGGGTGTACTGGAAGCCGATCATTCGGGCTGCGTGCATAGCTGCCGACTGGTGAAAGCTTTTCGTGTGCGCCACGTTTTCATCACGCGTAAAACGTGGCGCGGGGTGGGTGTTGTAATCTTCAAATTCTTGTTTCATACTGAGCCTCGCAAATGTTGTTTAAGAAGCCGGTCTAGCCACCGGCTTTTTTGTGGGTGGAATTTGGCAGCTCACTTCTCATCTCTTTCGGAACGCTTGAATCGTCCCGCTCATAGCCCTTGGCCTTGTCCTTCTGGTTAGCTCCTGCTGAATTCCCAACTTCGCCAGCTCCGCAGGGGTCATCCCCCGTCTCGCCGCCTCCGCTTCAAGCATTCGCAATTCTTCTGGATCAAGTAATTCGCCAAGCTCCATGCCTTTCTCTTCTGGCATACGGCCTCCAGTCCCTGCGGGGTCCCTACTGGGTCCCTACTGATTTACTTCAGGCGGCGCGGTCATCGCGGATAGACTTGCCAACAAGGTCAAGCAGCCAGGACTTCAAAACTTCGCGGGCCAGCACTGACTTCTTTGTGCCGTGGATTTGCGCGGCGTAATCCAAAAGGCCTTCGTACTTGTCATCCAGCAGAACCTTGATCTGGTTAACGTGTTTTTCGTTTAGTCGCGGCTCTTCGGGTGTCAGTGGTTCTTCGTTCATGGGTGGTGCTCCTATGTGGTGTGAAATGGTTAAGCGGCGTTTTTGCGTGCTGGAATTGGGCGGATTTCATTCGCCAGGATTGAACCGTCATCCATCAGGGTGATGGAGATGGTTCGGGCTGATCTGTGCATCTGGGAGACGGCGCTCTGCTGAATGCCCAGAGCCTTGGCGAGATCGCTCTGGGTGCCATGAGCTGCCAGGTACTCCCCAAGGGTTACGGTCTTCATTGGCGGTGCTCTCGATGGATTTGAGCAGATATTAGCACTGCTGTTTTGCAAAAAACAAGGAAAGGATTAGCAGTGCTGTTTGATTAACTAACAGCGGTGCTACTTAATCGCGCACATGAATAAACCTACTCGAACGCCTCTCGCCGACTGGCAGCTAGAAGATGCTGGGCGATTGCGCGAGATTTATAAAAAGCGTGTCAAGGAATCGAAGGATCGAGGCGACGGTAAAGTCCTTAACCAAACCGAGGTCGGGGAGCGGTGTGGCTGGAATTCGCCTCAGAGCGCATTCAGTCAGTACGCTAACGGCAAGGTCGCACTCAACCTTGAAGCGCTTATACGGCTCTCTAAGGCGCTTGATTTCCAGCCCGCCGAAGTAAGCCCGACCCTTGCTAACGGCGTTGCACTTGCGCCGGAGGAAAAAGCCCCTGCGCCTGCCGCCAATACTCCATTTCCGGGCGTAGCTGACCTGAGCGATGAGCGAGACGAGAAATACGCCTTCATCCCCCAGTATTCGGCAAAGGCTGCGGCTGGCTTCGGCCACGAAAACCCTCACGTCGAAACGCTGGCCACCCTCGCCTTCAAACGTGACTGGCTAAAGATGAAGGGCCTCAACGAAAAGCACTTGATCGTGATCTACGCCGACGGCGACAGCATGTGGCCGACGATCAACGACCACGACGTGCTGCTGCTGGACACCTCCAAGACTGAACCGGCCGACGGCCAGGTGTTCGTGCTGACCAGCTCAGACAAAGGAACAATCGTGAAGCGACTGATCAAGACCGCCCTGGGCGCATGGATCATTCGCAGCGACAACGACGACTGCGACGATTATGCGGACGTGATGCTGGCACGCAGCGAAGTGAACGAGCACCGCATCATCGGCAAGGTAATTTGGCGCGGCGGCGACCTCTAGGAGCAACCATGGCCCTCAACAAACCGAACCAACAGCTTAGGCGCGACCTGCTGGACGCCGCCTCCGCCCTAGACGATGCGGCTCACGATATGTTTCGTGAGGCGCAGGCCCAAGGTGACGTTGCGTTATTAGCCGCAGCTCAGAAGATTATCGTAATCCATAAGCATATCGATGCTCTAAGGGGTTATGCCGATGAGGTGAAGGCTGGTTCGATAGTGAGAACGCTGGCCTATTGACCTTCTGATGAATGGAGTAATGAAATACAGATGGCCGCCGATAACGACGCCGCCAACTCAAGGAGAGACGTACATGCTTCGCGACACAGAACAACTCGCCCGCGCGCTCGCGATATTCATCAGCCGTAATGCTGACCTTCAGCGAGAGCTCCAGAACTTTCACGTCCACCCAGGCGGCCTGCGCATACCAGAACGTCGTGAGGATTACGCGAAAGCAGCGTTTGCTCGTGCTGCTGAGGATCGAGGCACGACAGTTGAAGATTACGCCTTAACGCTCATCGCCAAGACACCGGCGGAGCTTGAGCAGTTGAGAGCAGAGCGCCGCCAGAAAATAGCCGCCAAGCATGATAGGTGCGAACTGGTACCTGATTGAGCTTCACCAGCAGTAGACACGCCCTTTTCTATTGCTGGAGCTCGCCATGACTCTCAACAAGCCGTCCCTCGATATGCAGCAGGATTTGAACAGCGCCGCCTTGGATCTGAAACGAATAGCCATAGGGATGTTGGGCATGGCCGTTCGATTAAGCGAAGCAGGTCTGGATGGCGAAGCGCTGAAGCTGCTCGCAATGGCTCGCGATATTGGGGATATCGAGGACGTGACCAAGGCTTACGCCGACGAAATTCATGCAGGGGTCGTTGTGCGGGCCAGCATTAATTGAGATGGCGCGGCGGCATGTGCAATTATTTCGTAAATTTATTAAGGGAATCGAATGACAGTCTCCACGGACAGCCAGCAATTACGCGAAGCGCTCATATCGGCAGCATTTCTTCTCAATTGGTCATCTGCCGATCTTGGCAAAACAGCGAACGCCATGACTGACGCAGGAAACGAGGCCGAAGCCATCGCGCTGCTGGAGGTGGTCAGCAATTACGAATCGTCAGAGTCCTCCTTGCTGGGCTATGCGGATGAGGTTCGGGATGGGCGGATTGTGCGGGAAAGGGCTGAGTAGCTGGTGCGGCGGGGATTTGTAGGAGAGGGGCGCCAGCGGGACGCCCCCCCTACATTTGCCCTATGCGTCAATCAGTAGCTCGTCATACTCGCCGGCCGCCAAGGCTTCCTCGTCGTATGTATAACCGAGCGACTCAATCTTCAGTCGCTTTTTATAAAGCCCAAGCTCTTGGCGGGCATGGCTCACAGCTTGGTCCTTGATTAGGTCCTCCCACCCACCAAAAACCGGGTATTCATTAAAAATTAGTAGCGCGTCCAGCTTCTGGTGAAGGGATGCCATAGTCATTTGTTTTTTAGCTAGCGCTGAGCTTTCGGCGAATAGCATGAACTGCTCGGATAGCAAATGGAGGCGGTAAAGCTCCTCGTTGCTCAGGTAGTTTTTGCCCGTCCTTGCTTCTTCCAGCGTCGGAACATCACCTCTAACAGATTGCAGCCCCATGTTTTCAGCTGTGTGGTTGGCACGATCAAGAATCAACTTGGCGCTGGGCATGCCAGTGATTGCATGGTGAAATTTGTCCTGCAGCAACGCATAGAAGTTTTTCACCTGCTTAGAGTTTGGGTCGTAATCTGACGAGCAGATTTTGAAGCACTCTCTTACCTTGGCGTAGATCTGCCTTTCATCATTTCTGAGGGCTCGGACGGCGGCAGCGAGCTTATTGAGCTTCTCGGGAGACTCGCGCAGAGCCTTCTCATTGAGCACATACCCTTGTTCAAGGTAAGTTTTCAGCGTTTGGGTCGCCCACTGACGAAATGCAACCGCGTTTTTTGCGTTAACCCTATATCCAACCGAAAGTATCGCGTCCAGGTTGTAATGCTTTATGTTTCGCTCAACGAAGCGACCGCCCTCTCTTCGAACTACCGAGAATTCCTCGGTAGTTGCCTTCTCTTCCAGCTCACCGACGGCAAATATGTTCTTGAGGTGAAGTCCGACGTTGTCTGCGGTCGTTTCAAACAGATCGGCCATGTTTTGGGCAGTGGCCCACATTGCCTGTTGTCCTGGCTCGAACCTAAGCTTTACCTTTGATCCTTCGCGCACGAATGAGATCGTATTATCGACCGGCCCATCCTTGTTTTCACCATTCACATCCTTCGACATCTCATATCCTCGGTGCGCTAGGCCTGATTCGGCGATGTCCCAGTTTGCCACCAAATTGACCCCCATACCCACAGCCCGGCCAAGCGCCGGGCTTTTTCTTGCCTGCGATTCGTCACCCGCGCAGCAGCCACTGCTCCGGCTCAGCCCCAAATCCCTTTCGGGCAAACTCCTGCTTCAGCTCACCCACCAGGGCAGAAATGGCGCGGCTCGAAGTGAGGTGCTCAGTCGTAATCCCTTCCGCAATGAAAGCGGCGTGTCCCTTTTGCGATTGGTACAGGCAGACAGTCATCCGCCCTTCCGGATCGATGGAGCAAACACATTTCAGCGGCAGAAATCCAGATTCAATTATCTGGCGTAGCTCAAGGTCGGAGATCATGATTCACTTCCTTATGTCATCGTTATGAGCAATCGATGCTTATTGGATTGAAAGGTTCCACGATTTATCTGCGTTTTTTGTATCCTCATCTACGCTCCTCTTTCAACCTCAGGAGCACGCAAATGGATAGAAGCGAAGTAGCCCCGACGTTGCTCAGCGCTCTGCTCCGCAATCAGATTGCTATTGCTGAGGCGTTGCAGCACCTGGCTTCCATGGCTGAGAGCAACGGGCATGAAACCGTAGCTGCCGCAGTTCGGGATCGCTTACAGGTGCTAGAGCAAAGCCAGTCAGTCGTAGGTGCGTGCGTCGGGGCTCTAATGCAGACTTGAACAGCTACGAATCAAAGCAGTAGCCCGCCATTGAGCGGGCTTTTCTTTGCCTGTCGTGAGCAGGAGAACGTTTGTACTCTTTCCGCTTGCCAGCCACCGCGATGCCAAATACTGTATATCCATACACACATGGAGCAGTATCCCAATGGCTAAAGCAAAGGCAGCACCGAAACCACCCTCCTCTTATGAGCTGCTGGGGATGCGAATCCAAAGGGCGATCAACACGCCCAAAGCCCAGATCTCAAAGTCGGTGCTGCTGGAGAGGTCTGATAGCGATGCTGTCGCCGACTGGGACCGTATCCTGGACGAGATCTCCGAGAACGAGAACGTCACCATTGCCCATCGAGATGACGGCCTGATACAGCTGCTCTGGACCGTTCCGAAAGAAGACTGATAGCCCGCCCGAGCCCGCCTCTGCTGCGGGCTTTTTTACGCTACTTCGAAAATATATTAGCACTGCTGTTGACAGATATTTATCAGCAGTGCTAATTTTCACCCATCGCAGCGACACACCGAATCCGCGATAGGGCCTCAAAGGCCCTCGGGCAACCGGAACGCTCCACCGCTCTTTATACAATCTGGAATCTTCGCGGATCGACCCCCGGCAACGGGTACAGCGCGAAACATAAATTTCGATCCCCATGCCAGCGCTGGAACTGGATATCGCGGGAGAACCCGCCGACTCGAAGCCGAGCGAACGTCAGCTGACCAAAACACAGGATCAGCCACGCAAGCAAAGCCAAGGGGCGCACTTCAAACCGTCTCCCTGAAAGGTCCAGCAAAAAGGGCATCTATAGGCGCTTGGAGTGACAGCAAACAGATTTCACTGGCAGCCCTTCTCGCGAGGGGCTGACGGGAAATCAACCGGGAGCAATACGACATGACTTATTCAGCCACTAAAGAAGCTTTTCAGCGCCGCATGATCAGCGCCATAGAGCGCGGCGATAACTTCGGACTTGAAGGCTGGACTGATTTTGAGCTGCACGACCTTGAGTTCGCCGCCGAGCTGTGGGGTGCGCCAATTGCGCAAGCCGCAATCCTTCAGGAGCTGGAAAGCCGCGATCTTGCGGCTGCATGAAGAATCCACAGATTTACCCAAGCGCCCGCATCGGACGCTTTGTTGAATTCAAGTGGAGGAAGTGAGATGTCCAGACAGAACGACATAGTTAGCCTGCTGGACTTGATGCAGCGCGGCGAGCTGACTGCCGATCAGGCAAACGTGCAGCTGGTTCGCAATGATCGTTACCGGATTGTCGTCAACGGCCTGCCAGCAAGCGTGCGCAAGGCGCTGAACGCCGCCGTAAAAGCTGGCGAGCTGGGCCACTGGAAGAAGGACGGCCACAAACCTGAGTGCTACTTCCATCCGACCTTTGACTATCTGGCTAAGGCCGAGCGGTCCCGTCTTGAGAAGGAAGTGATCAGGCTCCGCGAAGTCGCCCTGACATCCATGAGTGATGTCGCGAAGTTTGGCTAACACCACACCCCCTCACCCCTATACCGGGCTCTGAGGTAAATGACTGGGATGGGAGATAGAAGATGTGTACTTGCAAACAAGACACCGAGGCGCGGCTGCTGGAAGCCCTGCCCGCTGAGCTTCCGGAAGGCTTCAAGGGTTTGAATGCGCGTCTGACCGGCTACGCCATGATGTTTGGCGAAGGAAGGGCGCAGTTCAAACAGGTCATGCCGATTGAAGTCACGTATCAGGCCCCGACCAAGGCTGGCGTGATGAAGGACAAGAAGAAGTCGATGAGCATGCTGGCCAACTTCTGCATGTTCTGCGGCGAGAAGTACGACAAGGATGAGCCTGAGGCCGCCTAACCCACCCCATCAACGCAACGGAGCAAGACAATGAGTGGGTACAGCTTCTCTGACTCTCGCCGCTTGGTCGTGGGCGACACGTGGCTAGAGGTCGAAAAGATCGTGAAGGTTACGAAAACCAAGAACACCGAGAAATCGGTGATCCACCGCTCTCGCACGCGAGCCATCGTCCTTGAGTGCGGTCATGCTGTTGAGGTCACTCGATTCCTCAAGGTACCAACCAAAAATACTTGGTGCCATGAGTGTGAGCGGCTCGTCAAAGCCACCGCATAACCCCCCTATGGGCAAGAGTACCGATCACTTCGCGAGAGGTGACATCGGCCTGCAATCTCGCCGGAACGTGCGTACCGGTTACCCGCCAGCCCGGCACGGGGCAGCCAATACGGCGGGCTGAGGGTTCGCCCTCTGAGATTGCAGACCGATGCGGATGAGTACACACCGCGAAAGCGGCCCCCTGCATCAATCGCACAAAATCGGTTGTTATCGAGCGCTGGCGAAATGAATACGGACCGTGGAACTCGGCGCTGGAGACGTGACCAGCACGCAGATGAAAGCGGATGTGGCCCCGGACAATCAGCGAGCTGGGGCGATCTTCACATAGACGTAGCGGCCCGGGTTAACCGGCCATCTGCAACGTCGGGAATCGCTGCGTCAGTTCGACGCTAAAGCACAGGCAGCGTGACAGCCGGAAAGACGGCACCTATTTCCCTAATCCATTCCCAGTCCTCCCCTCGCGCCCATCGGCAATAGCGAGCGGCCGAGGGCTGAGCGAGTGGATTTGAACCAGTGAGGATTGAGTGATGAAAAAGGACACAGGTGGTCCGGCCTTTCCCGCGCCAGATGCGGCCAAGGCAGAATTCGGCGAGCACAGCGCGGATCATTTCCCCGGCATGACCCTTCGCAATTACTTCGCTGCCAAGGCGCTGCAAAGCCAACTTGACCGTCTGCCTGACTTTTCAGCAACGGTGCGTGATTACGGTTTTGACAAGTTCGCCATGACCGTGGCGCGCACATCCTACGACATCGCCGACGCGATGCTTGCTGCTCGCAACGCATAACCCAGCCTACGGAGGCGACCATGAACGCAGCATTGCAGATTGCGCAACTGAACTACGACCGCGCGTTGCCTCCTGAGGATGACGAGGCGCGGGAAACAGCGGCGGCTGAATGGCTGGCCGAGTCGTGCGAGCAGATCGTCCGGCACCGTGCTGACATCCGCTTCAAGCGCATTGGGCATCCAGAGCAAGGCGTCACGCACGCTGAGTATCTGGTTTCCCTCCAGCATTACCTGAACCAGTTCCAAAAGGACGGTGAAGACCGGGAAGACTGGCTGGCCCAGCTCGTCCTGAACAACGCCTACGGGTACGCATCGCCGACCATCGCGGGCTACCTGGTTGGCACCGGCCACCCCATGGGCAAGCTCTTCGAAATCGCTGAGGCCCTACTTCGGCCTCTTGTCGATGACGCGCTGATAGCCAAGGCCGAGGACGACGCGCTATGAGCCGCCAAGCAATCGAGGCGGCCATTGCCGACATACCGGCTCACGAAAACCCAGACCTTGCCTCAGGGCTGGCCGAGGGCCTCGTCATCGCCTACTTCACGTCGCAGGTCATCGACTCCGACGAATTCAAAGACTACTGCGCGCAGATTCGGGCCGAGAGCCAGGCGCGCCAGCCAAGGAGAGCGGCATGAGCACTGCACCGGTTAAATCGCTCATCGACGAGCAGCTTGAACAGATCGAGAAAAGCCTCGCGATTCTTGGCGCAGGCCTCCCGCGCGAGCTGCCTGTGTCAGCTCTGCCACCAAGGCTTGCGGCGGCTATCAAGGGTGGGCGGGTTGCTGTGAGGGTTCGGTCATGAGCATGATCTGCGGAAACTGCAATCAGATCGGAATTCGCTGGGTCGGCCCTTTCGGAAATCTTACGGGCACCGAATGCCCGCACTGCGGCGGAAAAAACTGCCAAGTGGCCGACCAGGTCGAGGAGCAGGATTCGGAGCTTGCCGACTGCGGTTGTGGCGCACGCGGCGAGGTCAACTACGACGACGGGCAAGAGCGGCGCTACTACTGTCACAGCAGCTTGCCGATGTGCTCGCCATGACCGGCTACCAGCGCGCCAAGCGCATCGCCTTCTGGCGAGGATCGGCAATCGCCCTCACCGCCGCAACAATCTGGATGCTGGCCAGCGCTTACGCTGGGCACATCACGCAGTAACCCTTCCCCATTTAACCGCAGCGCCCCGGCAACGGCATGGCGCATGGAGCAATCATGTCCGCAGCACAGCAACTCATCACCATCGACGACATTAGCGCCGACAACGCGCCGGTCATTTACGTGGCAGGCGGACTGAAGCAGTTCCTGGAGCACGCCACCGCCCAAGCCACCGGCGAAGTGCCTGATCTGACCACCCGCAAGGGCCGTGAGCGTATCGCCAGCTTGGCTGCGCAGGTCAGCAAGTCGAAGGCAGCGGTCGAGAAACCCGGTCGCGACTACCTGAAGCGTCTCAAGGAAATGCCGAAGGTCGTCGAGACCGAGCTGCGTGAGTTCGTCACCAAGATGGACGCGCTGCGTGATGCCACCCGCCAGCCGCTGACTGATTGGGAAACGGCCAATGATGCGCGGATTGATGCGCACAACGACCGGCTGGAGTGGCTGCGCGGGTTGCCGCTGAACTTGACCGGTGCCACGTCAGCCCACGTACAGGGCCTGATCGAGCAGGCCGAAGCAGTGGCGATTGACGACAAGTGGGAGGAGTTCAAAGCTGAAGCAGCCGGCGTCAAGGACCTGGCAATAAATGCGCTCCGGGCAATCCTTGTCGAGCTTCAACGGTACGAAGCTGAACAGGCTGAACTCGCGCGCCTCCGCGCCGAATCCGAAGCCCGAGCCGAGCAAGACCGAATTCGATTGGCACAGGAAGCAGCTGTAGAGCTTGAGCGCCAGCGAGTTGCCCTGGAACAGCAGGCCGAACGTGATGCAGCCGCCGCCCGCGAGCAGGCGCTCATTGATCAAGCCGCCGCCCAGCAGCGCGACGCTGAGCAGGCCGCCCGCGATGCCGAACAGGCCGCAGCCAATCAAGCCCTTCAATTACAACTGGCTGCCGAACAGGCCGAGCGCTTGAAGGCGCAGGCCGAGGCCGACCGTGTCGCAGCCATCCAGCGCGGCGAGCAGGAGCGCATTGCAGCAGAGCAACGCCAGGCCGCAGCGGTTGAGCAAGCCCGACTGGCCGAGATTGCCCGCCAGGAACAGATCGCCGCTCAAGCAGCCCGTGAGGCCGCCGCCCGTGAAGCCGACAAGGCTCACAAAGGCGCGATCTACAAGGCCGCAAAGGAAGCGTTCATGGATAACAACATGACCGAGGAATGCGCCCGCCTGGCTGTGAAGCTGATTGCCAGCGGCATGATCCCGAACATCAAAATTACTTACTGAGGCAGACCGAATGTCTACCGAAATCATAATGCCCGAGCAGCGGCGTCAGGCAGTTGTGCCTATCTCGAACGACACCAGCATCATGGCTGTTATCAGCCGCGCTGCTGCTGACCCGACGTGCGATATCGAGAAAATGGAAAGGCTGCTGGCCATGCATGAGCGGATGCAGGCCAAGACTGCCGAGGCGGCATTCAACGCAGCGATGGCCGAGATGCAGTGCCAAATCCCGACTGTAGGCCAGGGCGCGCTGAACACTCACACGGACAAGACGTACGCCACCCTCGACGACATCAACGTCACGCTCAAGCCGATCATGCAGGCCCATGGCTTCGCAATCAGCTTCAAGGTAGAGCACACCGGAGCAGGCGTGAGCGTAACCGGCATCCTGATGCATCGAGATGGTCACCGGGAAGAGACGACAATGTTGCTGCCGGTAGATATCGGCAAAGGCCGCAACGCCGTCCAGGCCGTCGGGTCGTCGACCACCTACGGCAAGCGGTACGTGATGTGCGCCCTTCTGAACATTACGACCGGCGAGATGCAGGACGATGACGGGCACGCTGCCGGGGACCCGGCAGGCGACGATCTTCGCGAGCAGGTCGTTGCGGACATTCTTGAGCGCGTCGGTGAGACATCGACCGCCGATGACCTGAAGGCGGTATGGCAAGCCAGCGTGAAAGTGCTGCAAGCGGCTGGCGACAAGGTCGGCTATGAAACGGTCAAGGCTGCGGTGACAGAGCGTGGCAAGAGTCTGGAGGCTTCGAAATGATCATCGTCAACTGCACACAAGGGTCAGCGGAGTGGCTTCAAGGCCGCGCCGGGGTCATCACAGCAAGTATGTTCAGCACCGCCCGAAGCAAGGTCAACGGACTTACCTCCCAGCAGCGCAAGTATGTGGACGCGATGCTCGCCGGGCACAGCGAAGCAAGGGCGCGCGATCTGGCCGGGTACAAGGCTGCGCCGAAGGCGGAGGTCGTGCAGCGCGCCTTGGATGGCGAAAAGGTAGGTGAGCCCTCCAATGCGGCCCTCTCCTACGCCTTCGAACTGGCCGTCGAACGGATCGGCGGTGCGCCGCTGGACGGCGGATTCGAAACTTGGCAGATGCGGCGCGGCCACGAACTCGAACCAGACGCCCGGATGGAGCATGAAATACGGACAGGGCTGGTCGTCACCCAGGTCGGTCTGGTCAAAACGGATGACGGCGTTTTCGGTGCAAGTGCTGACGGGTTCATCGGTGAAGATGGCGGCTCCGAATATAAGTGCTTCCTCGCCCCCGACAAGCTCCGCGCTTTCCACATCGACAACGACGCCAGCGAGGTCATTGACCAGGTGCAGGGCTGCATGTGGATCACCGGCCGCAAGTGGTGGCATATCGGGATGTACTGCCCTCTTCTGAAACCGGTCGGCCGTCAGCTCTGGCTGCAGGAATTCAAGCGCGACGATGACTACATCGAACAACTCGAAGAAGACCTTTGGCAGTTCAAGCTGCTGGTGGACGGATACGAGGAGAAGTTGAGGAGTAAAGCAGCATGACTGACAACTACATTGTCGCCGCCAACGAGCGGCAGGCTCCACTGGAGGCGGCTAAAGCCGCCTTCTTCGCATCTGGCGGACAGGTCAAAGTAGGCCCAGGCGTCCCAGACCATCCAATCCCGCCAGTGCGCCGCGACTGGATCGACCCGGAAACTGTCCTCGTCAGAAAGACGAAGAACATCTCGCCGGCTGGTCGTAAGAAACTTCGGCAGATGGCGGACTCGCTATGAAAAGGCGCAAAGCGAATAACTGTTTCGCACGCGCCGAGCGCAGTTGCCGCGCACTGCTCAACACCAATCACGTCGCGGTCGTGAACATCGACCCAAGCGGTTTGCAGATCATGGTGAACTGGAAAAGCCACAAGCAGATCCGGAGTCTGGCGATCGCCAACGCGCTGTTCGAGTTTTCCTACCGCTGGACGATCTACATCAGCGCCATGTGTCGCGATGAGCGTGGCGCTGAGTACGTCAAGTCGGTGGAGATATCGCCCGAGGGCATCTACAAGGTCGAGCGGCTGACGGATGCGATCGAACACTACTATCTGGAGTTGCGCGGCAGCTGCAATCAGAACCATCTGGTGGCGTCGGGCTGGATCGCGATACCGGCCGAGATATCCTTGGAAGAGTCGCAGGCGGCAAGTCTGCTCTACGCGGCCGGGGCCTGGCACCAGGTGAAAGCAGCATGAGGCGGATTAAATCTCGCGTCCGGCACGGCCTGCGCCAGCAGCATATAAACCTGCCGCCCAGCGGCTTAAAGGGGTCAGTTTATGGCGATGAGTCCACAACAGCGGAACGAGCGAACCGCGCAGAAGCGATCGGCAGCGCAGGAAGAAGAATTACGGTTACGGGTCAGGCCCGGTACACGGCAAGCCCTGGCTGAGCTGATGGAATGGGCAGGCATCGAGGAGCAAGGTGAAGCGCTGACGCTGATGATTCACCATCTTCATGCATTAGGGCCTGAAAGGTCCCTGCCCTTGCTTGAGGTTCCGCGCCACGAAATAACGGTATCGCCAGTTGTGGCGCGAAAATTGGAGCTGGCCTATCAGCGTGAAGCGTTGCGGATCGGCCTGGAAGAATAACGACTTCATTCATTTCAAATACTGTTCGAAAACCTTTGTCGCTATGAAGCAAATAAACCCGGAAAAAATGAAGATATTCCTCGCTCTGTAGTATTTGTAAGTCCTCTCCTGACAGGCCAGTAGCTGGATCTTGCTAGCCGAGTGCGCATCCTGATTTCCCTTCTCATATGCATCAAGCATGGCATGGTTTTTCGCGTGAACTTGAATCGCCCATTCGGCACGCTTAAAGGCGCATATTCCGGCGCACCCGAACAGAATTAGTGAATACAGAAACATAGTCTGGACATTCGCCCCGATGACTCCGAACGGTATTGTCTGAACCATAAACCCGCACGTGGCCAAGATGATGGCTAGGACTAAATGGTCGAACTTATCGCTGCTCTCGCGAAATGCGGCATGTGCAATGAGACTGCGTTCTCCTGCGCTCAATTTCTTGCTCCTTTGATCCGGCTCCATGCCGGTCACCCGTAATACCCCACTTAACTCACCTGCGCCACCTCATCCGGTATCGGGAGGGCTGCGCCTGACTGGAGATTGCGCATGCACGTCCTGTTCTGCAGTTACGGGAACGACTCCATCGCCCTGATCCAATGGGCGCATGAAAATAAGCTGAAAGACGTGACCTGCCTTTATTCCGACACGGGATGGTCTGCTGAGGAGTGGCCGGCCAGGGTCGCCCGAGGTGAGGCATTGGCACAGAGTTACGGATTCAAAACGGTCCAGACCAAATCCGAAGGAATGGTCTCACTCGTCATGCGCAAGCGGGGATGGCCTGGATCTGGCGGCCAAGGCCAGTTCTGCACCGGCGAGTTGAAGGTCGTGCCAGCACTCAAATGGCTGAACGAGCACGATCCCGAGAAAGAGGCTACCGCGCTCACTGGTGTCCGGCGTAGCGAGAGCGCGCACCGGTCCGATGCGCCAGAGCACATCCTTGAGTCGGAGCGTCACGGCGGCCGAGAGCTTTGGCAGCCCTTAGTGCGGCATACCGATGAGATGAGAAACGCCCTGCTCGCCCGATCCGGGTTTGAGGTTCTGCCTCACCGGTCACTTGAGTGCTATCCGTGCATAAACGCCAATATAGACGACCTGAGGCTTTTGTCTGCCGAAAGAATCGCGCTGGTTGATGTCACGGAAAAGGCCCTTGGCTTCACGAAGAAGGGGAAGCCGAGGGTGATGTTCAGATCCAGCAGGCGCAAAGGCGCCGTCGGCATCAGAGCCGTTATCAAGTGGGCAGAGGCCCCCAGGCAGCGCGATCAGATGCAGCTGCTCACCGCGCAGTGCGATTCAGGCTACTGCGGTGGCTAATACCCCGACAATCCCACCCTCCCCCACTTCAACGAATCACGCCACACCGGCGAGGTAACTCATGCCTACTGCAATCGATTTGTTCGCCGGTCTCGGCGGATGGTCCACTGGTGCCCGCAATGCGGGCGTGGACGTTCTCTGGGCCGCGAATCACTGGCCGGTCGCCGTCGAATGGCACAGCGCCAATCACCCTGGTGCGACTCACATTTGCCAGGACCTGCACCAAGCCGATTGGTCGAAGGTGCCCGCACACGACATTATGCTGGCCTCGCCATGCTGCCAGGGGCACTCGAAGGCCCGTGGCAAATCCTCAGGCAATGCCCAGCACGATGAATCCCGGTCAACCGCCTGGGCAGTCGTGGCTGCCGCCGAATACCATCGTCCCGAAGTGGTTCTGGTTGAGAATGTCGAGGAGTTCAGCGCGTGGACTTTGTACCCGGCCTGGTCGCTGGCCATGGCCGCCCTGGGCTACATGATCGCCCCGCATGTCGTTGACTGTGCTGACCTGGGCGTGCCGCAGCATCGAGTACGCCTGTTCCTGGTCTGCACCCGCAGCAAAGCTCCGCTAAACCTGCAACTGCACCAGCGCCAGCACGTCCCTGCGTCATCGTTTATCGACTTTGATTCCGGCAAGTGGAGTCAGATTGTGAAGCCTGGCCGGGCCGAGTCAACGTTGACCCGCGTGAAGAACGGCCGCGAGCGCTTCGGTGAGCGGTTCATCATGCCCTACTACGGGTCTGGGTCAGGCCTCACCGGCCGCTGCCTGGATCGCCCTATCGGCACCATTACCACCCTGGATCGATGGGCCCTGGTACGCGGCGATGAGATGCGAATGCTATCGGCCAACGAAGCGCTGGCTGCCATGTCGTTCCCCGCCGACACAAAACGCCCCGCGAATCACCGTCTCACGATGCATATGGCTGGCAATGCCGTTCCGCCTCTGGCAGGTCAACGAATCCTCGAAGCAGTGCGGGAGGCCGCGTAATGCTCAAGCCTCTGACCGTCACCCACGCCCCCGAACACAACCTGATCGTCTTCGAGAGCCTACCACCGAGCGTAACGCCGGAAGACGCTCTACTGCTCGCACGCGCTATTCACCAAGCTGGCGTCGATGCGCTTCAAGGTGCCAAGGGTGTACACACTTACCCGCAGGAGGTTGCATGAGTTTATTGAATGTTGGTCACGGCTGGGTCACGCCAAGGGCTGACGGAGTGGTCGCCAAGTGTGGCGGTCCCAAGATTTGCGGCGAGTGCCAGGCCGAGGCAGCCCTGCGCCAGCAACTGGCAGATGTATCGAATGAGCGGGATGAGGTGGCAAAAGATCGTGATTCTCTTGCGGTCGAGTTGCTACAGGCTGTCGTACTGCTCAATGCCAGCGAGGCGCGGAATACTGCGTTAACCGGCTCGCTTTCGTCCATGACCACAAACTACGTCTGCGCTCTCGAAGCTGGATATGAGCGAATCACCCGGCTTGGCGGGGATTGCGACAGCGTGGAGAAGATGATGAACGACAACCCGGAGTACATCAGGGCAATGGCTGTTCTCGCCCAGTCCGCGCCAGCCACAAAGGTTGACTGCGGAAACTGCTCATTTGTTGTGGGCGTATGCGTGACCGAATGCGAGTCAGCGAAGATCAGGGCGGCACGACTCTCGACAGCCACAGACGAACAGGGGGCTGGGTCATGAAGGCACGCATAGAGAAGAAGCTAAGCAAGCGGCTCGCGCTCACTGCTCCTTCTTTGTTTCGTGGTGTCTGGGTTGATAAGGACGAGCCAAGCGATCTGGCATACGAGCAACGGTCCCGCGTCAGTCACGTCTGGAGTGTTGGGGGTGGCACGGATTACTGGGGTGAAGGGCAAGACGCTTACACGCTCTGGGCTGACTGGAAAACCAATTGGCCGTGGCACGGCGATTTTGAGGAATACCCTCACGAACACCCCCTTGCCCACTACCCGAATACCCAGCAGTTTAAGTCCACCACGCGGAATCTTCTCAGGCTGGCCGCCGAATGCGAGGCAAGATCATGAACGACCAAACCAAAACCCCCGGCGCGACGGTGCTGGTTGAGCGTGAATTGCTGGAGCGCCTGCAAATGGCGCTTTCAACCAGTTATTGCCCTGAAACTTCACTGACAACTGAGCTGTGGAAGCTTCTTTCTGCCGAGCAGACGCCAGCGGTTGGCGGGAAGCCGTTCTGCTTCACGACCTATGGAATGATCGGTATCGCAGAAGCCATGAGGGAAGATGGTGGCACTGGGCGCATTGGCTGTAAGTTCAAGCCTGACACTCGATTTTGCGCTCCTCTGTACGAAGGAAAGGCATTCGCCGCGCTACAGGATGAGATCGAAGAGCTCCGAACCAACACCATGGCGCTTGAGGGTGAAGCGCTGGAAGCAGAGCACCTAATCACGTATCTGCGCTGTCGTCTTGCAGAGCTTGAGGCCCAGCAGGAGCCCACCAAGTTACCCCACTCCGCCCCATCAACCTGGCCCGCCTGGGCGCAATTCGTCGGCCTCGACCCTAACGGCTTCTGGGTGTTCTACGAGAGCAAGCCGGAAACGACTGAGGCTGGGCGTATCCCGAAAGGACGGTTTGAGAAGTCGGTTCAGGGTGAGGCGCAATGGGGTTGGGCTGAGATGATTTATGGGCGGCCCGTGGCGGGCTCATGCCCTGACCGCCAACCATGACCCACCTCGTCCACTTCCCAGCCCAATACGGCAACCCTCCCCGCTGGACTGAATGCACAGTCGATCAATGGGGTGTATGGCGCTGCAATGGCATGTACATGCCTGCGCCGAGTGCTGAGAGGATAAAGCAATGCACCTGATTCCGAGAGATGGACCTATCCGCCGACGCTTTGAGGCGTGGGCGATCCTGCTGGCCGTGAAGATCCTGTCCGGCCGCAACGTGCACCGCTGCCGAGTAGTTTCCCGCCGCGACAACAACGACATGTACTACATGGCTGAAAAGCTTGAGGCAGTAGCCGAGCGCATTCGTGACGGATATCCAGCGAATCCAGTAACCCCTTCGCGAAACCCGTAAGCCCTGGCCTTTCTGGCCTAATCCATTAATTGAAGTCAGCCGTGAATGCGGCGTGGCGAGGTATTCCTATGTCCAATATCGAGCAAATGATTGAAGCAATGACCGCACCTTCACAGCCTGCCGTTGAGGTCGTGACGATGCCTCGTGCCTTGGCCGAGCAAGGGCTCGCGGCAATGGAGCAGATCGGAGCAAGCGCCAGCAACCTTCTAGAGCTGCGCGGGCTACTTGCCGAGCAAGCTATCCAGCTCTGGGCAATACATAGCGTTGGCCCAGGCGAGGAATACCCGTGCATGAGTAAGGAAGACGCCGGGCAACAGGCTCAGAAACTTCGCGCACTTGGTGACCAGATGAAGGCCGAGCGGATAGCTCGCGGCGAAAGCGTCGAAATGTGGAGTGACTGGGTGACAAACGTAATCCCGTCCCCATGGCAGCCTGCCGAGCACTTCGAAATCATGGCTCAAGAGTGGATGGATGATGCCGAGAATGTGCGCGAACACGCCACAAAGCTCGAAGCTCAGCGCGATGTACTGCTGACAGACCTTCAGGCAGCCGCCACCACTCTGCGCCGGTACGAGGAATTGCACCGAGCCAAAGGGACGGATGAGAGCACCGCAAAGGCTGAAGTCAACGCGGCGCTGGCGTCCCGATTCGAATCGACCATCGCCAAGACAATCGCCTAACCCTTCCCTTCTTCTATATACAGCCTGCCGGTGATCGGCGGGCGAGGCAAAGCAATGCCCCTACCCTACGAGAACGCCACCAGCGGCGACAAAGCCTTTGCTGAAATTCAGAAGATCCTCGGCCGGTTCGGATGCGACAACTACGGAATCATGCACAAGGCCAAGGAGCAGGTAACGCTGGTGCAGTTCGAGCATCGCGGCCGGACAGTTCAGCTACCCGGCCACTGGGGTGGATATGCCACGGCCTGGTTGCGCGAGCACCCGCATACAAGCCGCATGCGCTCAACGTTGGAGCAGCACAAGCGGAAGGCATCTGAAATTGCACAGATTGCCGTCTGCTCACTGCTCCGCGACTGGGTGAAAGCCCAGGTAACTGCCGTCGAGTGCTCGCTGATGACATTCGAAGAGGTGTTCATGCCTCACATGTTGCTGCCCGACGGTCGCCGAATGGTCGAGGCCGCACAGAAACTTTTGCCACCACCATCTGAATAACCCCTTCCGCCGCCCAACGCGGCCCGGAGCAGTAAATGAACACAGCGTTTCTACTGATGGCGCAGTACAGCGGCCAGGCCATCATCCCGCTTGAGCGGGTATGCGCCGATTACTTCAGCCACCTCACGCCGGAGAAAATGAAGATGAAGGTCGCCGCGGGTGAAATTGACCTTCCTCTTGTCCGCATGGAGAGTAGCCAAAAGGCGGCCCGAGGCGTTCACCTTAATGACCTGGCAGCCTACCTCGACGCTCAACACGGGCAGGCGCGCACCGAGCATGAAAAGCTGATGGGCCGAGCTAAGCTACGCCGGGTTTCTTGATACGCTTCCGGGCCTCAATCTTGGGGCCCGCTATTATCTCTTCCAGCCATGGCCAACCTTTGTATGGGTCGCCATTCCCTCTCAGGTGCGTGTAGCGCCTCATCGAATTCCAATCCCGGTGGCCAGATACAGAGGCGACTTTCGGGATATCCCACCCCATTTCGAACAACCGGCTCACACCATCATGGCGCAGGTCATGAAAGTGCAGGTCGTCGATTTCAAGGAAGTTACACGCCCGGGTGAATGAGGCGGACACCGACCGGGAGTTGTACGGGAACACCTCATCTTCAATCTTGGGCATGGACTTCAGTATGCGCCACGCCTCATCCGGTACATGGCACCAGACGTCATTGCCGTACTTCTGGCCGGGGTTCTTCATGTCGGTGATCAGCACTGACTGGCGTGCCTCGTCCATGGCGTCCCAGCGTATCCGCGTTATCTCTTCCTGGCGGCGAGTCGAGAACAAGGCGAAGGCCGTCACGCGCACCATGTCGATTTCCTGCTTGCGGCGGTCGCGCATCTCACCGAAGTATTTCAGCAGAGCGTCCAGCTCATCCAGAGTCGGGCGACGGTTGCGCTCCTTGCTGCGAGTGACGGCGCCCATCTTGCGCAGCACTCGACGGGCATCCGGCATTGCCATCGGGTCAATGTCGAAACCCCATGCAGGACGGGCCACAGACAGGACCGCACCGAAGTGAGCGAGGTCGTTACCGACCGTCTGCGCCTGGATACCATCTTTCTGCATCCGGTCGTTCGCGTACTCGACGATCGTCTGGCTGGTGATCTCCTTGTCCATCAGCTTACCTAGCCATGTTTCGCCGATAGCTTTCAGTGTTGCGCGCTTGGTCTTACCCAGGGGCCGCAGCTTTTCGTATTCCAGCAGGTAGCGATCGATCATTTCCTTGACCGTCACGCCTTCCCGCTTCGACTTGGCGATAGCCCCTGGTGCGGCCATCTCGGTCTCAATTTTCTTCACCCAGTTCTGCGCCGCGGTCTTGCGGTCGAAGGTCTGGGTTTCCTGATAAACTGTCACGCCTTGCTGCATGATGCGGACTTGCGCGTGGTACGCCGTCGAGCCGTCTTTACGCTTGCGAATCGAGATAGAGCCCAT